ATGAATATAAGTTTGAAATTGCTGCTCTACACGCATAAGACCTACTCAGATGGAAAACACCCAATCGTTTTACAATTTATCACGAAACGTTCAACTAAAAGGAAGGTTATACATAAATGCTTTATTGAGGAATGGGATGACGTCCTAAAAAGAATAAAGACTAAAGTCCCAAACTCCGCCTATATAAACAAATACATATCTGAAAAGTACGCAGAAGCTGAACAGAATCTATTTAGCGTAAAAACCGGCGACTCTAACGAGGATACATTATTTGAAACTAAGGAGGAGCTCACATTAGCCGAAGCATTTGATTTGGAAATGGAACGCTTAAAGTCTGACATGAAGGTCGGGTCATACAATAAAGTAAACGGATTTAAAACACAAATTTCTGATTTCACTAACATTGAAAATCTTTTTTTAAGCTCAATGGACCTTAATTGGTTCCAGAAATTCGCAAAGCATCTAAAAACTCTTGGCAATAATGGAACTACGGCTCAGAAAAAAATAAAGACTATTCGATCAATAGTTGCTCGTTATTATAAAGGATCCCTTAGCGAGGAGCTTAAAAACTTTAAGCTACCAACAAACAAAACTGTTAAGCAAAAACTTAATTCCGTAGAAATGAAATCCCTAGAAGACTTATCACTTCCAGAAGGAGATCTAATTGCAGCCACTAGAGACCTATTTTTACTTCAGGTTTATTTAAGGGGTGTTCGTGTTGGAGACATTTTACAGGCATCCGCAGATCAGTTTAAGAATGGGGTCTTCACCTACACTGATGATAAGACCAGTAAAACAGCATCCATGAAAATCATTGGTAAAGCCCAGCAAATCGTTGATAGGTACATAGGAAGGCATGAAAGACTATTTCCATTCTTCAAATGGAGCCCTAACAAAAAGCTAAGCAAATTTGACAATAAGGCTGCTCGAATGAAGGAGAAAGAAATATGTACAGCAGTCGTAAATAAATATTTGAAGATAATTGCTAAAATGGCTGGAATCGACAAACCACTCTCTTCTCATATTGCCAGACATACATTTGCACGAATGGCAATTGATAAAATAAATAATCCTATGGTGACTATGGAATTATTGGGACATAGTAGCCTTGCAGTTCATCAAAATTATTTAAATGATATTAGAAAAGATGACGAATTGGACCAGGCTGCTGATGATATTTTTGGTTAAGCCTTAAAACGATTCTTCCACCAAGATTTAAACGAGATAACTATAATAATCAAGATGATCAATCCAGCTGCATACCACCACAAACTAACCGGCTCCTTTTGAATATCGTAGGAACCGGATGATTTATTTGCCTCCTCCTTCTTTGATTCCGACATTGCTGACTGCTGGGTAATATCATTTTGATTCACAGTTTCCTTATTAAATTTAACCGGCGCCAGCCGAGGCTTTATAGTAGCGATTGTTGAAAGGATGCCGGTGACCGGATTGAGTACCAGCCGAACATCCAACAGATCATTTTTAACCGCGGTCATGCCATTCACCAAGCTATCCAGGTTCAAGTAAGTATCTTGATGAAATGTTTGGCCGGGTACCGTGATCACTGTATCCAATTTCTCCTTAATAGTCGTGACAGACTTATCAACGATCAACCCAATTGAATCTTTCCGGATTTCGGATTTAGTTTCCAGCTTTGTATACTCCTTTGACTTGAAAACGTTCCTAAAAGCACCACACCCTGAAAGCAGGATGATTATTGAGATCAGGAAAGCATTGATGTAATTTCTCATAGCTGTTTGATTAAACGATCCAACTCTTGGGCTCTGGCATTTACGGAATCTACTTTGACACTAATTGGAGTGTTCAAGGTAGACGCCTTTTCTTCTGGTATTGACTGTGGTTTTACTCCATTGGATGTTGCCCCTGTCATGAATAGCACGAAAAAGGGCATTATGAATAACTTTCTCATTTCCTCTTATTTTTGTTGAAATACTGCTTAACTGATTCTACTGTACCATTAAGATTGATTAGGGATGTATCCAATTTTTTAGAATTGCTATCCTGTTGTGCTTGGTATGGGGCCAGCTGCTTGGGTAGCTCGCGTTGAACACTTCTACGAACTTCCAAAATCATTTCTTCTTTGGATTTAGCATACTCAGCAAGGCGCAAAGCATCTACCTCATTCTTTAGGGTGTACTGGTAAAAGTTAAGCCCCAAAGAAAGAATGAGCACCGTTGCAGTCATGTTCTTTTGCATGGCTGTAAACAACCTATCAAACATTCTTTCAATCCACGCAGCCTTCCTGTCGACCATATCTTGTTTTTCTGGGATGATATTTCCTTCCATTAAGTGCGCTGCTATATCTTATTTAATTCGGCTAATGTTTGAGGGCCGGCAATACCATCTGGAACCAGATTATGTTTTGTTTGAAAATCAATTACTGTCGCGCGGGTATTTTTACCAAAAATCCCATCATCAGGTAAACCTAGTTTTGATTGAATGAATTTAACCTGATTGATGTATAATTGCTCGTCAGTAGCCTGGTGAGTATTAGCTGGAGTGAAATACAACTCAGCTTCTCTTTTCCTTCTTGCCAAAAGAATTGGCTTCCCCCCTGCATTTTTCCAAGCTTCAAAGGCTAATTTAATTGACGGATCTTCTTTATTTTCATTAACCTTCTTTAGCAAGGTTGATGAACGAAAACCGGAAGCTCCAACATTGAAAGTAAAACTAGTTAATGAGTCAAATTGGTTGTGATTTATGTCATCTCTGGTGTTTGAATAAACTGCCAGTTCATAATTCCGAAGCAAATTCCGGAATAGTTTAATGGCTCTTTCGGTGGAAATTGGAGGATCGGTGATTTTAACCTTGGTCCCATTTTCATAATATGTACACCCAATTCCAATAGTTGGCACACCCACTTGGTCTAAATAGGGCCTTTTGACTAGCCCTTCTTCTTGAATTAGGAATTGGATTCCCTTATTTGATGTTTCTGTAATCTCTTTCATATCTCCCTCACAATTGACTTTGACACAAACTTACTCGTGTATACTTAATGAAAATAAGGGGAGTTTTGACAATAGAATTCATTGTCAAGCATTTATGTTTCAAACAAAAAAACCGGCTTTCGACCGGGTTTGTCTATTGCTTTATTCCTATGCCCCGTTCCCGCTTCCTACTAAAATCCCATTAGAGAATATAAGGTGGTAAGCATCTTGACCATAGAAATATGCAAATCGTCCTGAGATTCCATTCATATCTGTTGAGCCGCTCCTAACTGTTATTGTTCCCGTAGTTCTAATTCCATTTCTATCCATAGAAGATCGCTGTGAGCCATTTGGAGTCCCAGCGTTTATACTACCTGTTGTTGTAATAGCTTTCCTGCCTATATAACTAAACCCGGCTGCATGAGTTGGTGAAATTCCAATTGAAAGTCCTGGTCCCATACTTGAATAATAGTATCTAGCTTCAGAACCCGCATAGGCCATATACAAATAATCCTTTGGATAGGAAACCTCTCCGGTGATCGGATTTGTAAGTGCTAATGGAGGATATAAAGTATAATAAGCAGCCTCCTGTGCGCTATCATCATCCAGTACAGACACGACATTATTGTTCTCATCTAAAAGTCTTATATTATTTTCAACGCCATCGATTATAATTCTTTTTCGGTTTGCGGAATCAGTTCTTATGCTTTTTGAAACGATGTCCAAAGCTTCGATATAAGCTGCGTTAATGATGTTTGCCCTAATGTAAGCAGCATCCAATAGCAAAACGTTTAGTTTTCCACCCTGAAACACTGATTGTCCATTAATAGCCCACTGATCAATATCTTGATATGCCGTAGCCTTCAGTGAGTTGGTTAAAGTAGCATATTGAGCATTGGCTGCATTTACAGCGGCTACTCTCGCAGCTTCAGCTTTATTTGAAGCATCTGCAGCAGCATTGATCTGCGCCTGTGAAGCTTTATCATTGGCCACAGTTGCGGCATAAGCATTGGAGGCGTTTATAGCATTTACCCTTGCTTGTTCAGCTTTTGCCTGAGCGTCACTTGAAGCAGCGGCTATAGCTTCAAGTTTAGCTGTATTGGCTTTAGCCTGTGCAATGGCCTCTGCAGTTGCGTTTGCGCTGGCAATGGCAGCTGTCTGTGCTGCGTCGGCTTTTGATTGGGCGTCTGTGGCAACAGCTTCAGGAGCAATAGAGAAGTCACTTGCTTTATTACCTTTTTCAATCATCAGATTTTCAATTCGATAACCCTGGCCGGATAATCCCTGAAAATCAATAAAATTATATACCGCGTCTGTCCAGTTTTGAACATTGAAAGTGAACGTAAATCTCTTACTTGATGTAGTGAAATCAAGCGCGCCGCTAGAGTAAGCGTCATTACATACAATTTGAGTTGTTGCATTCCAATTTACAGTATCAACCCATCCGTCAAAACTAACCGTATGCCACCCGTTAGATGTTATACATCTGCTTAATCTCATTAAAGCAGTATTAGCGCTTGTCCCAGCAATGAGCATTCCGGTATTTGATTTCCAATGCAACGCGGCTCCTTGGTATCCATTAAAATTAAGGCCTGCCCAATAGTAATTCCTCCCACCAACTTGAAGATTATTGACAGCCGTATCATCAGTATATTTACTGGATTTGCCCCAATCAGACGCATTAAAAGCACCAGCCAACCTTTCAGTTACACACCTCATCAACTCACCGCCGGCTCCTTGAGCCCATAGGTCACCCCTTAAATATGGTGTATATGGTTGATCAACAAACACAGTCCTTTTGCCATCAGCTGTATCTTTAGCCTTCCCGGCCAACAATAAAGCTTGCTGTGTTGCTGTATCAGTGATCACCTTCCATGTCCATTCTCCATTTTCAAATACCCAACGCCATGAAGCTCCTGTACTTGTATTACTGAAAGTGTCATTTCCATGCTTCAACTTTAATTCAGGAGTATTCCATTCAGAGGCAGGAAGGTTTGATGGTGTGGGATCATACTGATAAAAGTAGCTTTCAATAGCACCATCTATCTGAGCTTGTAAATCAGCAATTTCAGTAGGTAAAACGGCGGTAATATAATCCTCAACACCAGCAATAGCCTTAGCGGCATCGTTGGCAGTTTGTTCAACCAAAGCAATATCTTTCAGGCCTCCATTATTCGTACGGAAGGAGATTTTCCCAAAAATTGTACTGTTATCCAAGTCAAACCCAGTCTGGCCATCGCGGGAAACAATTTTACCAATCTTCAATCGGTTACCATTGATATCAGCAATACCATTGGTAAAATCTGAATTTCTCCATCCATTTAAAACAGGATACACTACCCCTGCAAGGAAGTGGTAATAATCAGGAACATCCTCCGGCTTGATCTGTTCGGTAGTCACCACCCATGACCCAAACTGTGCAAGCCTACTACATTTTGCATATACATAATAAAGTGATGCAGGTTCCATTTCAATCTGCACCAAATCCGACATTACCCAAATATTTTTATCACCAGGATTTGAAATTTCAAAATGGATCAGTTCTCCGGTGGAAATAAATACAGAATTGGCATTACCGTTAAAGTTGTCAGTGATGAAAACCTGGTTCAATTTGAAATTCTGAGATTTTGCCCCAAAGATTCCAAGGATAGCAGTAAGCACCCCTACATTATACCGTTCGGCCTGAAGCATCCCATCAGTATCGAAAATACTTTGCTCAAAGGCACGAAGGTTCTGAACCCCTCGCTTAGCTAGTTCAGCACTTTTCCGATCAATAACCTGGATTTCTTTTTTAGCGCGGACAACATCAGCGAAAAGCTTTACCACTTTATCGTAACGGATCTCATTTCCAATAATCGCGGATACTTTGAAGCGATTTACAATTGGGTAACCAATCTCAGTAACACGTAGCATTTCATTTGCATTAATATCAGTATCTACAACCGTACTACGATCACCAACGCTTAACCGAATATTATTCGACCGTAAGACCTTTTCATCAGGAGTCAAGCCATACAATAACCTTTGCAATTTATTGTCATTCAGGAATTCAAGTGTTTTTTCCTTCAATTCCAATTCAGAAGCAACCTTATATGCGGCTGGCATCATCATATCAATGAGGGTGAATTTATCCCCAGGCTCCGGAAAGTTAAGTGCATTTGGAAGAGGATATCCATTGGTATCCTTATTTATGATCAGTGTTATTGTCTTCGTCGCATGATCATACTTTTCAATTTCAAAATCAACACCAGTAAGCGCTCCTGTTAAGAATGACGCTTTAGGCTTCATCTCCTTTGGCATTAAGGCAAGCTGAGCATTGATATCAAAATCAATCGCAGTATCCGTAATAGTGGCCCCTATCACTTCACCTGCAGCATCTTTAATTAAGGTTGTCCCTGTCACCGATCCTTTAAACCGTGGATAAATCTCTGGATCCTCGAATTTACCTTCCTTTACCCTTTCGGTGCCGGCGGTTACTCCAGGAGTTTCAACATAACGCTCCTCAAAAACTAAATAACCTTTGGTTGTACCATCTCTGTATGATGCATCAATATTTCTAGTACCGCCCAGACCATAAGCCCGGTTAATTACATTCTTACCGGTATCTGGAGCTCGTTCTATCTGGTGAAGCCCTTTGCCTATTCCAACTTCAAAAGTTAAGCCGGTATCACGCCCAATGGTTTTAACCATCCGAATCGTACGGCCGGAAACTTTGTACTCCAAACCAAACCTTGCAGCAATTTCATCCAAGGCAGTACGGGCATAAGTCCAGTTGTAATCAATATGCTTTTCTTCGGTATCATCAACCTCACCAACCAACCATCCAGAGCTATTTCTATTGGCATTATCAACCATAAGTTGAAGATGACCTCTGGCATTACTATAGTAAGGAAAAACAGGATCGCCTTCATGAAAGATATAATCATTTAAAAGCAGGTAAAACTCCGTCTCAAAAACTACATCATAGTTTTTGGATAATGAAGAACTGTCTTTGCTAAACTTTGGAAGCGTATTAATTATGTAGATTTCAGGAATACCGGGCTCATCTTCATACACAATGTAATCACCTTCCTGTAAATCAATTGCTGTTTGGACCACAATTGGACAAGTGATAAGCTTAGTCCCATTCAGCTTTTCATTATACATAGTGCCCTCATCAATATCAACAGATGCAATGATCACTCCCTCTCTAAAAATATCTACCTTATTAATCATTCTGCTTAGTTAATTGTTTCTTTATATACGTTCACCAGGCCTGTACCTGGATTGAATGTGCAACTATCTCCATTGGTGGTTACGCTTTTAATTTGCTGGTCAGAAGAAATCAAAAATGACAGGTCTTTCCATCTGTTTTTAGCATCCAAACCGTTAATGTCCGTCGTGATAGTTAACGTGTCGCCTTGGACGTCCCAAGTTGTAGGTTGTCTCTTCATTTCTTCATATTCAAATAGCTCTCTAGTGGTGCAACAGAGCGTATTATCATTCGATTGAGTCATTAAATATTGACAGAATCTACCAAAATACTCCACATCAACAGTGTGAGATCCAATACGGAAGAACTTGTTATTTGAGGCAACTAAATCATTAACTTTAGTTTTAAGGAAAGCTTCATCTTCCTGCCATTTATCTGAGAAATCTCGTCTAACTGCCCCAAATGATTTATTAACCTTACTATAATCACCAGGAGGCGCAAACTCCCATTCTGGAGTAAAAGTATCGAAAGTGCCTTGGCTGGTTACATACAGATACCCTTGATCGAAAGCCGCCTGAGCATGCCCTGCATAGTTTTGAGGGACGGTCTTCGATCTTGTCCAATAGTTGAACTTTCGCTTTACGAAGTCCTGCATTCTAATGGTGCTTTCCGCTGCAGTTACATTTGCCCCAAAACCAACGGGGTCATGAAAATAACCATGGTCAGATAAGTCGCATCTTCCCACTTTAGTCATAGCCATAACCATAGCTACCGTAAGCCCCTCACTGAACGTGTATTCTTGTCCTGATGTCTCATTAGCTCCATTTATCGCCATGGTCATAGCGTAAGGATGATCAATACCACAGCCGTCTGTGTATTTATATTGTCGGATAACGTTGTAAGCATCCACAACCCACGCAGCAACATCATCAAAATCGAAACCCATCCAATTGCGTTTATTGTACTTAAGGTTTGGCTTAACCATGTTTACGGTTCCGGTGGGTGCGGCAAATTTTATAGTCGTTATAATCTCCCCATTCGGATCAGGTATCTGCATTTGAGATATCTGATAATTTCTTCCTGTCCTTATCATGGCTTAGTGGTATTTGATTCTTCAATCACGATCATTGACAAGAACGCTCCATAATCTCCACTCACACGTTTAACTGCTATTTCAACTTCAGACCCGGTAATGTTATTGTAAACGATCCATTGAGGGTCATTTAGGCCATTCGCTTTAACCGGGAAGCTTCCCAAAATTGTGGTTGCAGTCTTATTTTTAGTGACACCAGCAATAACAAATCCTCTAACAGAGTCAGTAGCAGAAACAGGCATCAACCCATAAATCTGATAGAATTTCCCTGTTTTCAGGCCTGTTATTTTAATTTTCGCGTTTGTCCCACCATTAATATTCCAAGCTGTGTTTACTGCAGAGTTTTCAAAAACAGAAGTTTCACCTGCTGCATCCTGATCAGAAGATACCATTCCGGATGCTCCCGAGAAAGCACCAGTATTAGTTAACTTCATGGCTGATGCAATGTTTTTATCATTTATTAAGACTGGAGACGTAAACCCATTATCAACTTGAATCAGACTATTACTTGGTTTTAGACTGTTGAAGTATGGAGGTGGTGTTTCCGGAAAACTTCCGTATTCGCTACAAAAGTTCAACAAATAAGTATTCTCTACAATGTAACCACCGCCGCCAGAAACCGTAAAGGCAGAAGTACTCGCTACCGCAGCACTCGCATTTCTACCTGAAGCGGCTTTAACCCTGGTCTGAATATCACCAATTGGAATTGCAACATTGCCAACATTGAAAGTTGCAGATGTGTTTGGAGTCCACGCACCCCATACTCCAGCGGATTTAATTTGAGTTTCCAAATCAGCACCTAAGTATCCAGATGGAGGTGTTACCGTAAAAGTATCAAGTGTGTCATTAACTACAGGGTTTGTAGGTGCTCCCGGGGTAACGTTTCCTCCACCACCAAGACCGAGAGATTGCAAGTAGCTGGTTTTAATTCCAATATTTCCATCTGGAAGTGGTTCAAATTGCAATGGAGAAAGTAGTCCGACAGCCATTTTTTCTAATGGAATTTCTGGCAACTCTTCCGTGGCTAAAACTCCACCAATTAGGTTCGCCTTTCCAGAAATATCTTGATTCGCAAGACCTGCCAGCCTTACGATCTCCGTATCAGGCACTAAAGATTTACCGGGTACCTTGTCCACCTTTCCAGATATATCCACGTTCGCAACTCCGGCTAGTCTTGTGATCTCCGTATCACTGATTAATGATTTCCCGACAACTTTATCGACCTTTCCTGAAAGATCCTGATCACCGGTATTGCTACCAGTCAATGCAATAGCACCAAGCTTTGCTAAAATTGTTTGTTTGGTTTCAGAAGATCCTGGTGGCTTATTTTCAAGTTCTACAACTCGACGGGTAATAGAGGAGACTTTATCATTTATTGGTGTCAGGTCAACTTCTTTGGCTCCTAACAAGGTCCACTTGTTTGGTGCCCATAAATCAGATAATGGAGCGTAGTTATAAGCCTTCTTGCTGATATAAATACGCCCACCATCAGTGGAGTCTTTAACCATTTCCAAATCTTTGTAGGATCTACCAGCTACATAATCTCCTTTTAAATCACCCACAAACTTCCAAAACAGAGGATTAGGATTGAACAGACTGTTGCCTACATTATCATCAACAAGGGACTCATAAACGAAGTCATAAAGTACACCATCCAAATTCATCGGCTGATGCGCCCAATATCCAGTATTAAAATAAATATCATCCTGATGCCTTGGAATAGCCGACGTATATTCCGTTTTAAGCCATGATCCAACGGCATCCAATGTAGGTTTACTTGAATTACCAGCTTGTGCAGACCTGAAAAGATATTCTATTTTATTGACCTCAAGAGTGGCCAACTCATTCAATTCATATTCTCTCTGGCCCCAAGCATTGGCAATCTTAGTGATATCAACTTCACCACCGCCACCGACAATAGTAACATCACCAGATCCTAATATGGATTGCCCGTTAATGGTTTTGATGGTGCTACCTGAAGCAAGCTTCAACTGGTAAGCCTCCAGATCAGAAGCTTTAAGGGTTCCATTCAGGATATCAGAGAGCAGCACATAATACATCTTTCCGTCACTTGCCCTGGCTACAATGAATTTTGTACCAGCAGCAGGATCATTCAACCTCGCGTACCCTTCTGGGAAATTCTTCTCTGCCATTATAATTTTATTTTAATTGTATTCCCATCACTATCTGTAACTAAATAACCTAAGTCATCTAATAAGCTCTGCATATTACCAGGAGTCCCTGCCTCTGTTAATTTGCATGTAACCATCCCTATAAAGCAATCACTTCTCGAATAAATGGTATCGACTACAAAGCCATCTTTCACAAAAAAAGATCTCAACTTATCATTGTGTGCCGTTAGATTTCTTAAACCTGGAGAAGCAAATAGCTTATAAAGACTTTGTATCTTTTTCTTAAATTCTGAGTAGGTAGGTTGTTTTATGAATAATTTAATTTCAAGCTCACTAACACCAGGATTTGTGATTTGATAACCTTCCTTTCCGTATGCGGTAAATTGACCTGCCTTAGGAGTCGGCCGCGTCCTCCGATCACCTGAAAGCTCAAGTAAGTAGCCACCTAAATCTTTGAAACTAATTCCATCAATACCGAATTCAGAACTACTTCCGGCTGGTAAAACACCAGATAGATCTGGTTGTGGCTCTCTGAAAGGAATCTCCAATTTCAGCAAGGTTTTATGTAAGAATTCAGCTTTAATCTGACCGCTAACAAGCACATCAAAAGTCCCCCATTTACTTTCAAGTGGAACTAAATCTGTAAAACCATCAATTAATGCGATCAACCCCCTCCTTTTGCTTTCACAATCATCACGATCTATACCTTGGATAAATCCAGAAAGCATTAAATCCCTTCCACCGAAGAAAATTTCATCAGCACTGACATAAGGTTCAATCCCTGCTTCACCTGCCCAATCGTGAAAGGTTTTACCTAATCTTGATGGCATATTTAGAAATCCACTTAATGCAAGATTGCTTTTATCTTGGATACCTGGCACAAAGCCAAATTCTGTTAATGAAACATTTTTCAGGCCGTACATCATAGTTTTATTCCCCCATTTCTTAAAGATTGATCGAGAGAGTCACCACTCGTGTTTTTAATAATCTTATCTAGCTGACCAGCTATTCCGTCCGTGTTGTTCGCGGTTCTAAAAGTATTTGAGTCAATCCTTAAGGCTACGTCCAGATTAGATTTAGCAATGTTTAGCTGATCAATCGCTGTTAAGCCTAATTGCTTTAAAGAGGCATTCGATTCTTTTGAAATAAAAACAAGCTCCTTTGTGAGATCATAATTACCACGCCAAATACCCATTGCTTTGTTGGCGGTATCCTCTTTTAGTGCTTCTCCTACAATAGCTCCAGAAACTCCTGTCTTATTTGAAGATCCAGACAAATCAGAGCCGGTAATCTTTTTGTAATCTTCGAATTTCTTCAAAGCGTCACCTGTAAGTGAAGTAAACAGGCCATTTAACTTGGCTAGCTCGTCAGCAGTGAGCTCCTCCCCACTTTGAGCTGCTTTATCAAACTCATTATAGAAGGTCTCCATTGCCCCAGCTAACACTTTATTTTTGAATATGCTCAATGCGGCATCGTCCATTGAAGCTTTAAAGAAATCAGCCAGGTCAGTTGCCCCAGTTTCTCCCCGCTTAAACATATCCAATAAACTGTTGGTAAGATTATCTGCAGAAGTACCTGTAAATAACTCAGATGTTTCTTTTGCCAAATCAGCCATAGCCTTTTCAGCATCATATCCCTTCTGCTCCAACTCTTTCAATCGCTCTACTAAAGCCTTAGCGTCTCCTTCCAACTTGCCTTGGGCAAGTAACTGGCTTAACTCTTGAAATGATTTGCCATTTAAACTTCCATAGGTTTTATTAACCTTAGCTTTTCTAAACCATGTACCATGCTTATAGGTTTCGCTTGCTACAAAAGATTGCCCCTGAAGCTTACCCATGATCTCATTCGCCTCTTTACTGTAATCAACAGTTTGGGACTTTCTCAGATTAATTTCATCTCGAATACCTTGTAAGGCTATTTTATTATTACGAATTGTTTCAAGTTGCCTTTCTTTGAGCAGATCCTGATATTCTCTTTCCCCTTTAATAGCATTGATATAAAAGTCTTCAACCTCTTTTTTAGCGGCCAAATTCATTTCACGAACCTTTTTTCCAATGGAGAACAAGGTGCCGACAGCTTTTACAGCAGCGCCAATCATTTTAGCGGGATCTCCTGAAACAATTGCCCCAGCAAGATCCCCAGCGGCACCAGCCAATTGTCCAATGGTATCTAGAGTATAACCAGCCTCAGTATCAACCCCACCTAAACCTTGGGATAAGGTCATTGCGGCATCAGAGGCTAATCCTAAACCGGTAGCAACTCCACTCAATGTTTTGTTTTCATTAAGAGTTTTCATAAACCCCTTCAATCCTTTAGCGTTAAGCTTATCTGTAAGATTTTGGATTTCAAGTAACCTTTGATAAAGTCCTTTTAAGGCTGCCGTATCTTCTGGAGTGGAAATTTTAAGCTGTTCTCTCTTTGAGATTTTTTCAATTACAGTACCCTTTTCCTTGTTAAGCTCTTGGATATTTGATTTATTAGCTCCTAAATTTAATCTTCCTTCTAAACCACCAAGTTGGGTTTCAACACTCTTTTTCAAATCCGCAGAAATTGAAGGATCTTTCAATAAGGAACGCATCGTTTCAATCTGCTTTCTAATCTGCTCACGAGTTAGGATTAAGGCTTCCTCGCTGTATTTTCTAAAAACTTCGGATTTAGCCAAAACCTCCTCCCTTGCGGAGTTAATACCTGCATCACGGCTTAATTCTAGGTTCCTCCTTTGTTCGTCTGAAATTTTACCGTTTTGTTTGTTCAATAAAGCATCCAGCTGAATTGAATAGTCTTTTTTGATAGCTAGCTCCATTTGAGCAAGATCTTCAGCAGCTTTGAACGCAGATGCGTAGTCCTGATCCTGCTTATTTTTTATAGACTTCTGGGCCTCTTCAAGCAGCTTACCGCCAGCTAAAAGTTTCTCTTGCTCACCACCAGTAAGAGGTGAATTGGTTATTGTACTTACTGCAGATTTCAAAAGCAGTTTTGAGTAGTTTTCTTTAAGCTTATCAAGGTATGTAGTGCTGACATCCAATTCGTCGCCAAATCTTTTCTTTGCGCTTTCTTCACCAAAATTCCGCTTCCACATCTCAAAGGACTCGTATAAATCTCTTTGCTTTATTAACTGAATTTCAAGTTGAGCAGTTTCTTGCCTATACGTCAAATCATCAATTGCAGCCTTACGGACAGGCTCGATTTGTTCTGTGGTTTGTTTAGGGCCTAAAATTTCATTTGCTCGCTTAACTCCATATTTTTTCGCGTATGCGTCGTATTTCTTGGCCTGCTGCTCGATATCAAATGCAAGTTTTTTAAACTCATCAATAATAGCTTGGCGCGCCTCTTGCTCTTTAGTAAAACCCTGTCTGGCGAACTTATCTTTCAACACTTGAATACGCTGCTGAAGATTTTCTTGGGCACTTAAAGCAGAAGCATCTGCAGCATCTTGACGCTCACGTGCCTTTCTTAATTTATCAGCTTCCTTTTGGTCCTTAGAATCATCATTAATTGGCTTTATGATATTATTTTTATCAATTTCAGCCTGTCTGTTAGTCAATAAAGTACCTGAATCAGCGTTCAATAAGGCGTTATTCTTTTCAATTTGAGCCGCTAAACTTTTTCCCCTTGCTACAAGAGCCGCCACCTCTGCTTGGGTTGCTTTCCTAATTGTTGGGGCCACACCTCCACCGCCTGATCCAGCGTTACTGTTTTCATATATTTTTATTGATCCTGTCTTTGCACTTTCATCCATTAAAGCTTGAACAGCAGTCAACTCTTTATTTAATTCCCCAAGTTTTTTAGTTGTTTCTTGTATCCTAACTTCATTCAATGCCTGCATCACCAGCACCTGTTGCTTGATGAATTCTTTGGCGCGGTCAGTACTTATGCTCATTGCATTGCCATACTTATCAAATTGAGTAATTGCACTAGGAATTTCATCTCCAACTTGCTTAATGATATCTTTCATCAATGCCTGTTCAATCTTGGTAAGTTTGGTTATACCTCCATTTTTTGCAGCTTTAGCAGACAGATCATCAAATTTTGTAAGTAGAGGAGAAATATTTTTTTGAAGATTCTGAACACTTAATCCTGTTTCATAAAAATCTTTGGTAGCTTCTTTTAATGAATCATAGTTAAAAATGAAATTGATTTTCTGGCCAACCTTCTCTTTAATATTCGCGATTTTGGTAGCCCACTTAGCCATCCTATCTGCAGAAGTCTCGGCAACTTCTCCCATCTCTTTAAGCTTCTCATCAACAATATTTCCTACTGCAATTTGAACACTACCAGTACGATTGATCTCTTTACGAAGCTGAACCTGGGAAATCTGAAGGTTGTCCAGAATTTTTAAACTGTTACGGCCTAAACCAGTGACAAAACTATCAGCCAAATAATTTACATCCACACCAGTTTGACGGGAAACTTTACCTGCTAACTCCAAACCCTTTGCCAGTAACTCTGGACCAATTTTAAAATTCTTAGCCTGCAATGCTTTAGCCATCAAATCAACATCTGTCACGGCCCCCCTTGTAGCTATCCGCAGCTTATCTAAAGTTTTTTCATTACCAAGCTTAGAAAATGCATCTCGGATACCTTCACCATTGGCAGCTAAAGTTCTGGCTTCTTTAACCCATGAAGTTATCATCTGAACACTGAATGCAGCGAGAATTGCAGCACCAATTGATTTGATTGTATTCAGGAGCTTTCCCACTTCACTATCGGTCTTAATTATTTTATTACCTAGTTCGTCAAAACCTTTTTTACCTGCATTGTTAAGTCTATCCAAAGCAGCTTTGGTCTCTTCTATTTTCTGGTTAAGAGTCACAAAAGATTGAGGTGCTTTTGCTCTAGAAAGTGCATCTTGAAAAAACCTTAGTTTGTTATTAAGGATTTCTTGCGCTCCAATGGTTGACTTAATACGATTACCTAATTCATCAAAGCCTTTCTTACCCACATTATTTAGGCGTTGGATTTGAGCTGTAGTTTCCCTAACTTTATTATTGTACTCTGCTAAAATCGCAGGATTAGTAGCAGAGCCTGCTATATTTTTGTAGGACTGAAGGGCTATCTTTAAACTATCAATAGCCCTTCTGTTGTCGTCGTTAGCTCTAGTAGCGGTCCGTGCCGTTGAAGCAGCCGTTGTATTTGCAGAACTTGCCGCAGCTCCATAATATTCTGCAGCCTTAGCAGCTCCCTCATATTGAGCTTGGTTAATTGCCGCAGCTGCCCCCACAGGTAAACCACCTTTAGCTGGCGCATTTTCTGCTGCAATTTTAGAATCTTGAGGTGTATATAAAACCTGTGACGGTTGGATCTGGGTATTTCTTATTTCATCTACTGCAATTTTCTTTCTCTTTATTGCCTGAGTCGCGCGATCATGGGCTTTAGCCTCTTCATTTACGGCATCCACAACTCCCCTTGAAGCTTCTTTCTGCTCTTTGGTAACTTTAACTATTTTATCACGTTCCTTTTTCTCCACCTCAACCCCTGTCGCTATATCTTTTGCGACCTGGGCATTAGTTTCCTTTTGCATCTTGGCGACATCTGCAAGCGTTTTCTTTAAGTCGCTATCGTCACCGGTGATTTTAAAGTTTAATTCTGGCATTTGGCTAAATTACCATGGCCAGTTTCTGAGAAGAAGAACCTGTTTTGACAATAGAATTCATTGTCAAGGATTTTGTAGATCAAGTGTTATTTCAATAGGCAATCATTGCCCAAAAATTCGATTGGCATACATTTTAGAGAAGCATTTAATCTGGATTCAATTTCAAGCAGCACTTTGGTTAAATGATAATTTTATTTGCATTTTTACTAATATTTTTAGCAATATTGTGATCCCAAAATTGAATAGATATGAGAACAGTATCATTAGATTACAGAGACACCCTTGAGCTCCTTCAATGGAAGCTGATTACATACATTAGGCTCAATTATGCGTTAACATCAAATATTACATATAAATCGAAGTTTGTGAATACCACGGAGACTGCTGTTATTTTTAATTTCATGGAGTTCAGCGAAGCGTATAAAACCACCTTTATCAATCCGGACATTGAAGGATATCAATTAAAATTCATTGAATTTATTAAGCCGGTATTCTATGATTTCATAAAGGAGGTTAAGTATGGTGGCCATGGATTCCACATCATTTTGAAATATAGAGGCGAGAGCTTTGAGAAAAGGTTCACAGTTTTAAGCGATGAGTATGAGAGCCTGGAAAGATAGAATGATAAAAGATCCAGCATATGCGGCGAAGGAGCCGTATGCGAAAGAGGCAAGGCTTTCAAAGTTCGTGGTTTATTCAGCCGCAACAAAGAAAATCTATACGCCAGAGGAATTCCTTGACTGCCAGGAGAAAGTTGATATTTTCCGAGGCAAGGAAAATACAAAGCAGTTTAGGATAATTGATCCAATGGCTTATTTAAAGTACAAGGACGAGGAACTGGCTAGGCTAAGAGAAGAACAGGATAAACTTAAGGCAAAGATTAGCAGTTATTTGGCGGATAAAACAAAATAATGTAACTTATGTTAAACTATTTATGTGCGGCAGATATACATTATCAAAAACTCCTTCTGAAATAATGGAGGCCTTTCCGGTGACAATTCCGGAAATATTGGATCCTAATTACAACTTGGCTCCCACCCAAAATGGGCTGGTGATCACAGCTGATGAACCAGGAATAGCTCAAAAGATGCACTTTGGACTTATACCTTATTGGGCAGCTGATACAAAACTTTCGATGAGTACTATCAACGCAAGAAGTGAAGAAGTTCTGGAAAAGAAAACTTGGAAGCCATTAATTGAGCATCATAAAACTTGCCTAGTCATAGCTGATGGATTTATCGAATGGGATAAAAAGACCGGCGTTTCAATACCATGGAGATTTGTACTTAAAGATCGTGATTTATTTGCTTTTGCTGGGCTCTGGAGCCAGTGGAAAGGCAAAACTGGAGAAATATACAGGTCATTCAGTATTATGACTACTGAGGCTAATGAGATAGTTGGAGAAGTGCATTCTCCAAAAAACAGAATGCCTGTAATTTTGGATCCTCATAATTACAATTTCTGGTTAGATAAAGAACTAGCACCTTCAGCATTGCTTTCTGTTTGTAAGCCTTACCCAGATTCAAATATGGAGAACTACAGATTATCAACTGAGATCAATGCAGCTGCTATAAAAGGAATAGTAAATAATAACCCTCAATTAATCCAACCAATAAATAGCTTATAATGGAACCATTTGAAATAAACTTAGACGGGAAGCTCCTTAATGTAATACTAAATGAGGATGGCAGCTACTTAATTCATGATTCTAACGCAAAATTAGGGACCTTAATTCCAGAAGTTAATGACCTTGGAGTACAATGGACCACCCTTGACCAATTAACACCAGATTACGTCAGGCAAATTGGAGAATTGATCGAAGAGCACGACCTTTAAAGAAGTTCTCTTATATATTCCTCCTTCACTACATTGATAACCAAATCGATTGGCGTAGTTAATCGAAGGACATAATCACTGTTTACATCCTCTTTATCCGGAATACTATCGTCAAATGGGAATTCTTCAGTGATTGGCCTTGAATAAGGTTCATCAAATGAAGGAGTGATCAATACAGCATTTTCCTCTAAGTATTCGTATGGAATATCTGTTTCTATCAATTCGCAGGTTATAGATCTAACCCCCTTTGACTTCCAATAGTCAAGAATTTCCATATTAAATTCGTAGTACCCTTCTTTGATTTCTTCCATACATCAATTTAAGTATAAAATCTTGTTTCAAAAAAACAAAAAAGTTTGTAATTAACATACTTTTTATTATATTTGTTAAGCGAAAGCGAGATAGTTATTTGAAACCTTAAACACCCGGTAGGCTCCGGAATATAAATGCCAAAGCAAAATGAATATAATCGAAAGATTAAAAGAGATTGCCGAAGAGAATCCAAACGGATTTACGGTTTACACTACAAACCTTGAACCAGTTAAAAAAGGTTGGATTGTAGCGCAAATAGAAACTCAAAACTGCTTCGGCGATGAGGGACTGAAAAAAGCCTTAGAGGTGGCACTTAAAACCTCGCAAGTATTAGGAGGTTGGAAAGAAGAGGATTTGTTTTATTGGGACGCTGTAATAATCTTCAATAATGAAGAGGAAGCCACAAGATCAGGAATTGAAAACAAGCAAATCGCGATATATCAAATCGAAACCAACAACTTGAAATTTCTATAAACAATCAGGGAGGGTAAAACCTCCCTTTAAAACTCATATTATGAATACGATTAAAGGTTTATTAAAACTCGGAGGATTGATGTCCGCAAGGGATATGATGGAGCTTGATGAAGCTGCGAAGCTGCATTTAAAGCATTCTAATATATCGTTTAAGGTTATAAGCATTGGAGACAATACCATTACGGTAAAAGCTGAACAGGGGAAGCATTTGTCCGAAAATTATGCTGATGTAAAAAGGCTAAATACCAGGACCCAAGAATTATTCAGTAAATTTCTTCCAGAACATAAGATTATTGTCCAACCGGTACCATTTCAAAATGCCGTTGTTGACGAGGTGGATCCTAAATGGATAGAACAAAAAATGTTTACCACTGGCACCAGGTTAAAGGATATCCAGGGGGATACTGGTGTAGACAAGACAAACTTGTCAGCGTGGGTTAACGGGACCAGGCCAATGAGTCAGCCAGTAAAAGCAATGTTTTATTACTACTTTGCTAATAAGAAATAGATTATGAAAGGAAGATCAGTATTTACACACGAAGAAGCGCTAATAATCAAAAGCAAACTAGATGCCTGCCGAGAGGATGGACGCTACTCTACCAGGGACTTCAGGGGCTTTCTTAGGAAGCAATATGATTTTTACATCTCTGATTTCGACAGGTCGAGATCAGGCTTCTCTTCATCGACTTTTGATCACCATGTTTCAATTGGTAATATAAAAATTGTGGAGGACGATCACGCGACTTTATTGGCTGATTTTGAAAATTTTGATTACAATTCTAATCACGCTAAAAGAAGGTTTGAGGACCTGACTCATCGAGTTAAAAATCACATTTACATCAACGAAGAACATAAGAAGCTTAGTATCGCCCTATTAAAGGAAGTAAAAACACGCATACCCGGGATGAATTTGAATTAAGGATAAAATCATGAAAGCAAGCGAACTAAGAATAGGGAATTACATTTATAAAAAAGGTGCTGAGGAAAAAGTAGAACATCTACAATCAGTAGACAGTTATTCTGGTGAGCTGGTTAATGGATGTCAGATAATTGGCTTGCTTCAACCTATCCCCCTCACAAATGAATGGCTGATTAAATTTGAGTTAGTGGAAAACTCACGAAGTGACCGATATAGAAAGCGTTATGATTTACCTAATGATAGCTTTGAAATTCATTTTGATAATGATGGTGAGTATCCAGTATTTTTTGAAGGAAATACGCTAACTTTCGTTAGCTACGTCCACCAACTACAGAATTTGTATTTTGCATTGACTGGTGAGGAATTAACGATTAAAGCATAATGATTAAGCAAGTACTTGGCTATTTAAAGGCCTGGATCAACGGAGAGGAAGCTGAACTGCATGTTGATCAAACCTGGTCATTTGGGTGGTGGGAACTTATCCCTATACTGGCCATAATTTGCCTTCTGATTTATTGGATATTCTAAGTAAAAAGCCCTTCCTATATGGATGGCTTAATTACAATACCTCTATGCGTTCTCTTACCACGCCTTGAATAAAATGTTCCAATTTCACTACATGAAAAAAGCAACTCATGTATAGCGAAATTGGCTGCGTATGCTATTCTTTTTGCTTGTAGGGTATGCTTAGTCATAATTAAGATAAAGTAAAGTATGAATAATGGTACTTCAATCATTACGGTTTACTGTAATTCCAAAGGTTAAGTGCACCTTTTACGTTTTCAATCGGATGATCATACAGGACCGGATTGGTCAGTACCCAATTATAAATAGGTTTTTCACCTGGTTCCGCTTTCTCTGCCCATATAGATTCGTGACTAATAACGCAATCAACAATATCAACTTCGCCAATAATGGCTGAATTAGGATTTCTACCTATAACGCTATGGTACTGAGAATCACTAATTATCATAAGTTGACCTCTATCGTTCAATAGCTTAACAACATTATCACCGGTTGATTTAGCAGAAGAATGAATGTAGATTCTGCCTCTGTGGGTAGTTTTCCATGTACGGTTTTCAATGTCTTTGATGCCATGAGCAATAAGCATCGCCCATGGATTTTTAATTGAAAGTGCTTTCATAAATAAATTGGTTTATCTTTTTAAGATTATATAGCTTTTATTCTATAATGACTGATTATAGAATGATTGTTCTATATTTTGGGTGAATCAGGTAACGGCATCCAGTGGGTGATAAATTGAGTTACAACTATTGGATTTCCGTTCTGGTCATTTTGTTGCTTATCATAAAACTCCCCCTCAAAGAAATATGAAACATAATTATCGTCGTACCCATAAGTCAACACGTGTACTTCTTCAAATGTTGGATGAACCGGCAACCTTTCGCTAACCGGTATCCATTCCTGTTGCATTTCCTTTTGCATCCACTTAGCACCACTATAAAAGCAATTCTGCTGGATTTCGTCATCATTATCTAATTCGGCAGCTCTGTTGATCTGCACTTCCGTAATTTCTTTCATGGTCAAATGGGTTTAGGTGGTTTAACTGTTGTATCTACAACCGGCCTGTCACGTGGATCCGGTCGTTTGATCCTTTCTTTTTTAGATTCCGGTTCTGGACAATCTTTTTTACAGGTCCCTACACTCAATGAAAGAGCGATAATCACTAATAGTTTTTTCATGATATATGGTTTAGGCAATCCTTTTGCCGCATTTACGGCAGTACAATTTGTTGTGCCTGGTGAATACTCCGACGTGCTTCAAAAGGCAGCAGATCTGTTTGTAAAGTCCCATGGTCAATGATTTAATTGGTAAACACTAAACCTGACATCGTTACAAGCATTATCGTCGAATTTCTTCAGCTGGTATGCTAACATTGAAATGGCTCCGATTAATGCAATCAGGAGCCATTGAGTGAATGATATCTTCCTCATGATCATTCTTCCTCATTAAAACAAACCATTGATGATTCGCTAGGATAAGCTTCAGAAAAGACATCCTTAAAATCATTATCCCCCTCGATACACAGCCCGCCTATTGAACCAATAAGCATTCTCAGGTCATCCATTTCAGTCTGGATATCGTCAGGATCAACCCTAACCATATTATCACCATATTCCTTTTCACTTTCTGCGATACTTTGGTTTAGTGTTATGGTCAGCCTATCAAATGACATCATTGCTTTCTTCCTAAGGTTATTGATGTTAACCGTAATTTTATGTGTTCCCATGCTATTTAAGTCTTTTGTTTTTACCTGTTTTACCTTCCTTGATTAATACGTCTAGATCTGCTTTTATGTAATCAGCGACTCTTCCTGCTCGATTGGTATCATGCAGGAAGAGTAAGTAATCTGCCGGAACATTTGCCATTGGATAATCCTTAAATTTTCCAAATGGCATTTTTGAGTTGTCGGTTATTGATTCTGGCATGGTTGAGCCTCCCTCCTTTTTATTAGTAATTGAATCTTATGCGCCTGTAAAAAGTCTCCATGCTTTACATGTAGATTCAAGACCTGAAGAAGATTAACTTCTTTTTTCTGCCTCCTTCTTAAAGTCGGATTGAAATCAAATAGGTCAGAAGACTGTACGTATGATATTCCATTTCCATGCAGCACGCACCAACTTGAATTTGAAGTATGCCATACCTCACCGGATGATAGACGGTAATGCGGGTATGGATAGAAATATTTAATCTCACCACATTTTACCATTTTTCCATTCCTATCTTTATTGTTGTAGCTATAAAACCTCTCAGGGCGATTATCCATATCTACTTTAATATCGTCCAGACAGTTAATTTCCCCGTGAAAATGCTTGTTAATTCTTAATGTATTTAGGATTCTTTCTACAGGAGGGATATCCCACTCATTACCTTCCAATTTGCCCCCTAGTGACATAAAAAACTCAATAACTCTCCTTTTTTCAAGTTCCACTGACTTGTATTGAAGGTATGTTAACTTCGCGTGCCTACTATCGGTTTGATCCCAAAATGACTGAGCATGCCCGGTCCATAGGTTAACTACATTCCCAAACTTTACTTCGACTCCTCTGCCGGTAATTTCCATTAAGCATCGGACATCACCCTTTGATCCAAGCTTGTGGTATTGACTCAATATTGCATAATGTTGCTTGTAAGAAGGGTTTTCAGTAATCTTCCAACCCCTTGATCTGAGGAATTTTATGGTTCGAATCCAATAACTGTAATGATGAGCTTTTTTCATCGCCTTGAAGAGCTCAGAATAACGTTCAGAGTTAAAACATACTGTATCGTTATGGTGTCCTATTTGCCAAGTAGCCATCCTACACCTCCCCCGTAAATTCGCCAAACATATTTTTCAATTCCTTCTCATCATGACTGATGGCGTTAAGCATCCTGAAACACATTGCTGCAGTCTGAATGCACTCAGTTTTAAGGCCGGCAAGCGAACCCTTGCCCTCATCCAATAGGTTTGCCTCCCGGATAAGTTCACCTGATTCCTCGGACACGATTGCTGCCCTTTTAACATTGCACTTTGGCCAAACTGGATGATTAAAAATGGCATTTGACATTTCGTCCATAACCATAATTATGTGAGCTGCCTGTTCAGGAGTCTCAACTTTAATTTTAAGATCTACTATCATAATGAAAGGGGTTAAAAGATTGATTTTTGACTGGTTCGGTAAGGGATTCCGATTTGAAGGATAATTTCATCCACTTTTTTCTGTAGCTTTTCTGCTTTATCTCGGTAAACACTGGATCTACTTTTTTCAAAAGACTTTTGTGCATCCCGCATTTCCTTTACAAATCCTGCGAATTCGAGGATATCTGTCATGGCGATGGGATTTCCGAATGATCAACAATAAATGTTGGCTTGTCACTGTTCCAGTGGTTGTAAATGATCATCAATGCTGCCAACACTGCTATAAAGATGATCACCAAGCAATTCCTGTGGGTGATTCTTGAATTAACCATAATTTTTGCTTTAAAATGTTAAGGGATTTTTTACTGTTCACCCACTGGGCGCTCGAAATGGAACTCTTTTGAATTGAAGAAGGCACCTTTCAATTTTGCTTCATGAGCTCGAAGATCCTCGCCTAACATCATCCCAACCTGGGATTTACATTGAGAAATCAGACTTAAGCTAGTTTCCTCATCCTCATCAAATTGTCTGGCAATTTTTATGGCAGCAGCCAATTGGATCACCCCGTTTACTGTAGCATTCTTTAATGCCGTTTGTAGTCTATTCATTGTGCTTCAAAATGTTTGGGTATAAAATAAACCGGGCTGTTCACCCGGTTCTTTGTTTCACTCTCACGTGGCTAATGCCTCTTGCGACGATTTCGCTCGTCCTGCTATCCCAGCTCTACTTACACCTGGGCATCCCCCTGTCTGATAATTACTATGCCTGAACATTGCGGATTCCACTTTTAGGACTTAAATTATTTTTCTTGTTTCAAATGAAAAGTGTGTGCCATCCAGCAACACACTTAACTAATTAACGCTCTCGTAGCGCGGGCCGGATTCGAACCGACGACCTCTGGATTATGAGCCCAGCGAGCTACCAACTGCTCCACCCCGCATTATATCTTAATCAAAAAAGTAAAGCTTTTACCAAGCTTTACTTCTACACCCTCACATTTCCCATTCGCTAATTCAAACATAAAAACATTACTTTATATTACCAAAAGGTAATATAAAGTAATTTACAATCAACTGTATATCAGACTGATAATTTTCACACAAAACAAAACACCTACTTTATTCCAGCCAGCTGCTCCCCAAATTCAAAGAAACTAATACTTCCACTTTGGCCACTTCCGCTTTTACCCCCTTGTGATTTATCGTCTCCAAAGGTTGGTATGGTAGCATTTAACATAATTTCATTTCGCCAGCTAACACTATCCATGACTTGATCCCAGTTCAGGCGCCAGTATTTCATTATTGGTCCGATGGTTGCCCAGGGGGAATCAGATCCGGGATATTTCCGAGCAGACTTAGTGTCCGGAGTAATTCCATAGAGCCGAAAAAAGATTGTACATCTAACCTCCGGTAGACTTCTTTCGTTGCAGCATGTAATTCTTTATTATTAAAACTATCAGCTATGGAATTTATAAGCCAAGATGGTGTTTTGCTGTTATGGTTATGGATCGCTGTTGCTACAATTGTTGCCATTTGAAAGGTATTAATAGCAAGGATATCCAAAAATCGCTCTGCCTCGCCATCCTTTTTACTATCTACGGCCAAATCACTAATCAAATAGGTAAGCTTCCAGTTTGTCCTCATGGTGGTTGCATTCAAAATCAACATTTGTGACTTCGGCTTGATCACCCGAAGAAAGATCAGTATCCTATGAAACGTGTTCTTTGGGACCAAAACCACAGCTTTTAAAGGTGTTGGTGTATCTAATAGTGCATCAAGCACTCCTTTGTGATCTTCTTTTGTCATTTAATTTTTGGGTTATCTTAAAAAAGCCTGGACGGACCAGGCTTTTTATAATTTGTAGTGTCTTCTGAATTATGGTATCGCTGGAACATCAATAAATTTGTAACCCCATGGAGAAACAGCTTCTCCTAAAGCATCCGCTGGCGTAGTTGCCTCACCTGAATAACTCAATGCAATAAATCCTTTTTTAGTGAAGTTGTTGGCAACACCTGCTGTACCTGCTGCTGCTGGAATACTCAATTGAAATGCCTTTCCTTGGAAAGCATTTGAAGTCAACCTAACCGCCAGGTATAAAACATCTGGATTTGCAGGGTAATTGTATTCTTGTTCTACATCATCCCAATCACCGCCCAAAAGCAATTTTGCTTTCGCGCCAGCAAGATCCAGTGATTTAAATGCAAAAGTTGCACCTTCAGTTTCACCAGGAAGAACAAAGCGAACACCACCTTTTTCTTCTACTCTAAATTTTAATGTTTCTAATGGTGGAACTGTGAAGGATACTGAGTCATCTTCAATATCCACAATTTTAACCCACCCTGTTGTAGGCATCGCACCATTCAATCCCATAGGAGCAAGCTCAACACTTTTAACCCCTGTAACCGCCTGTGACATAGTTTTTAATTTTATAGTTTATACTTCCTGTAAAACAGGGTTAATTGTTTTTTATAAGTGACCAGAATTCAACTCCTATATTTACGAACCAGGTTGAACCGTCACGATAAGGTACTCCAGGTGCGATCACTTTAAATGAATAGTCATAGCCGGTAACGTCCTGTAGGGCATCCATACACTTTTCAAGGACTTCCCTGAACCTTGGTAGGTTTGGTTGTGTTGAATCATTTGTAAGGCTTAAGTTTGGAAGATGTATGTTTACGTTTATCACCCCTTCTTGTACCTGTTCAGTATTCATATCCAGAGTCCTCACCACAATATCTTCTTTCAAACTATCTTTAGGTCTGCTAATTTCATAAATTGCACCAGTCAAATTGACCGCAGCCTTTACTCCTTTTTGAACAAGCCTTAAAAAAATGATATTCTGAATTGTTAAAGCTGTTTTAGTCTCCATCTTACTTTCCAAATGCCGCGTTCACGTTTCTAAATGCCTTTTCTAGTTTTTGCTCAGCTCCCAATGTACTACCGGTGATCACATCATAACCAAGTGCTTCCACCCAACTTGCGTACTCCATACCGGCAACAGTAATAATTGCCCATCCACTAGAATATTCCTTACCAAGCTTGTTGGCATAAGCGATCCCGTTATTAAGCCCACTATTTTTATCTGAACCACGTGGTGACAACTGAAAGTCCTGATGAACAACTTCACCGTCATACATCAGAATAAATCCAATGGAGCTTCTAAGGTTACCTGTGTCGTCATTAAATCCATCAGCCGAAGAAAGATTAACAGATCCACCAGCTAAGCTTGCTGCAGTTCTTGCATCACCCGCCACCGAGTGATAAGCCTCTGAAGGAATCTTTGCTCTGGCATCACGAACAAACTGTAAACCGACTTGTATAAGTTCGTTCTGCGTAACCTTAACTACCCTTTGAATATATTCCTGAGTAAGCTTCTCAATATCCTTTGCTGTAAATTTAGCTTCCAGTTTAACTCTCATACCCAACCTAAAATACTTCTTAAACCTACTTGACAACCCATCATTTCACCTTCAAAAAGGATCTCATTTCTCACACCAGTAATCTTAACCTGAGTATTGCCTGGCAATTCTACTGTTTCAACCGGAATACCGATATCAAAAGAGTATTCAGTCATTACACCGTCCTTGTTCACCTTCTTTCTGCCTGATCCATTAGGTCTGGACCTACAATTAAAAGTCACCACTTCACCTGCAACGCCCAGAATCCATTGACCAGTTTCCTCGTCATAAACATCCTCAGTTGCTTTCTTTGTGAAGCTTAGCTTATGTATGTATTGCTCGTTCATAATTTACCAGGGGGATGCGCCCGTGACAGTGCTTTCTTTTTCGGCCAATTCATCTGGCAGTCCATAGCGAATTAGGATAATTGATCTGAGTTTAAGAAGATCATTCATATCGTGCTCTGTTACCTGGTAATCCAGTTCCTTTACGCTTTTAGGAGCGAGTGCAATTGTGTAAATAAGCCCTGCAATCGCAATATCAACAGGCTTTACGTTATCAGGTACAGCATAGTCAGCTGCACTATCCAAACTTGCTTCCAGCAATGCCAGTTCAAGTGTCAAAGCGGGAAGTGGTCTGTTAATTTTTGCTTGCAGGGCTTGTAGGTTAGTCATATCAGGTATTACGCTAATTTGGTTTTAAGGATGTGGATATTCTTCGAGTTATTCAATACAGGAGTTGCATAAGCAACCGCTTTAGTGATAACTGTGATCGGATCTTCTTCACCCCAAGTTTTTAGTAGGATAATTCCTGATTTTGTTTTTTTCGCAACACCCGCCTGAACATATTCGTCAGCAGACAAAGTATATTGAGTGTTACCCAATTCAGAGGTTTCATGAAAAGTTACGTTACCCTCTTCCCAACCTGTAATAGCATTAAGACTTCCGTCTTTACCTTCGGCAACCATTGTAGATTCCCAAATTTTAATTGTTGGCAATCCTTGACGGCTTAAAGAAGAATTGACTGTTGCTAAGTCAGGCAATTGCTGAACATTCAATGCGTTCGCAAAGTATGTAGCGCAGAACTTTTGAACAATTGGATTGCTTACAAAATTGTCAAAGCTATCTTCTTCCATTGTCATGAAGTTCAGCTTTCTGTTTTTTGCTTTTGCAGCAGCCTTACGGGCTCTGATGTCCGCGATTGGATCAGAAGTGGGATCGCTCCATGATTTACCTGCATTTACAACTTGCGCAGCAGGAATCCCGAAATCAACATCAATTTTGGTTTGAATACCCGCTTCGTTGTTAACTAATGTAAGTGAGTATTTACCTTTCGATGTGATCTGTTTAGCGATCCATTCTAAACGCGCGTTTACTGCGTTCACAACAAACGGTTGGTCATCATAATGCCAATCCAATACGCGCTGCATTGCTTGTTTTCTTGTGGGGCCATCTGGCAATAACCTAACCGCATTCTCTAATGAGCGCAGTGTATTAAAGTCAGTTTCTACTTTATCCCTTGCTACTTCAATCTTAGGCATATCGCCAGAGATTTTTGACGGCAAAGGACGCCCCTTCCTTGGGGCCCTGCTATTAAAAGCTACAACGTCAGCCATGACTTTAGCGCCAAATTCAGCTTCAATTCCTGACCATTTTAGATCGGGCTGGTAAAGCAAAGGAAATACTGATTGATACGGAAGTTCCTCAAAAGGGAACGTTTCAATGTACGCCTGTGCATCTACCTGCCTGAAACTTGGTACTAATTCTTGTACATTTACCATTTTCTAAATGCTAATATTTTTCTAATTCTGTTAATTAAACGAAACTGATTCTCGGAAGCGCCGTAGCTAATGCTGCAGCTTTTGATTTCTCATTTGCCGGCAAAGCTTTTAATCTGGCTGTTCCGGTCAGCACTACCCCAGCAACTGCGTTATCTTCAATAAAAGTGTCTCTAAGAGACGTGCCTAGTATTTGAAGTCCAGCAATCGGTGCTGCAGGATCTAACACCACTCTACCTAAGCCAGTAGCAGTCATTCTACCTAAACAGGTGCCTTCCGGCATATAGCCGTTAACTCCAGCGGCATACCCAGTAAAGTCCATTAGTAAACCTCCGGCCAACGTATCGAGTACATTTTCGTAGACTACCTTCTGGAATCCCTGCGTACCCTCTCTTACAATTCCTTTCATCCTTACGTGTTTTGTGCAGTTTTAGCGGCAGCTTGCGCTGTGCGTTCTGCGATTAATTCTTTCATTTCAGGTGATACCTCTTTCTCACCAGTTTTCTTCCCAAAACCCGCAGCAGGCGTATCTACACCTAATCCTGCATTTGATTGCTCCTGAACGAAATCAGCAGCATCATTTTCAGTTTCAGTCAAGTAGTCGTTAAACTCATCGTCAGTATCGAACTTCATGCGGTTGAAATCTTTGATTGCTTTATTTTTAAAAGCATCAGGAGTATTTTCAAGGATTTTGGTAAGTTGGTCCTTACGGGTATTTGTCACTTTTTCACCGTTCATTGCAGCGATTGCCTGATCTTGTTTTTCCAGTTTCTCCATCATCAGCCTCAACATTTTTTCTGTTTTGGTTTCATTCGGATCAATTTCAACTGGCTCTGGCTTTCCGTCTGCAATTGCTTTAAGCCTAGCAGCTTCTTTATCAGCAGCATCCTTGCTTACTTTCCCTGCCTGGTAGTCGTCAAACTTCCTTTGTTCATCAAAAGACCAGACTTCGTTGCGTGCATTTAACACGACGTCTATTTCCTCATCAGTTGACTCATCAGTCAGTCCAACAGTTGCCTTTTCAGTGATAGCATCAATAGATTTTTTAGATAACGCTACGCCTGTGAACAAAGCCTTCAGTCGTGCGGGTACTCTAATTTTAAGTGACATAATAAATTGTTTTTAGGTTTGTCTGCTAAGTTGTAATCCGGTAATTAATCGTGCTACACCTTGCTTGAACCCAAAATTACCCTGTAGAGGATGGGGTATGAAGAGGTTGTTTTGACAATAAGATGCATTGTCAAAGAATTGCATTTTGTAATTGGGGGTTGTTGAATTGATGTATCTAAAATTATACATTTAGAGATACAAGATTAAAGAAGCTAAAAAAATAGACACATGAAACACACATTTTCAAGTTAATTAAAACAAAAAAGGCTACCATACTGGTAGCCTTATAATATTTGTTCGGTTTTAATTAACCATTTACTGTGATGTCCATTTTTTTTGACTTTTTCATAATGATTGATTTTACAAAGTTAGTAATAATTATTTAACCTCTAGGTATGCTATATAACCTTGGCCTTTATACATAAGACCATTGTACTTCTTCTCTATTAACGTTGGCTTGTTATGAATTGTTTCAAAACTTTTCAAAGTGCCACATTCATGGAACTTGGCTTTTACACCATTCAAAAATATTTGAACCTTAAAATTGTTTTGAATAAAGCTATTGCTATAACCTATAATGTTATCAACTTTCAACGAATACGTTTTTGTCGATTCAATTTCCATATTATAACCATTCTTCTCTCCCTTTAAAGGTATAACAAATTTTGTATAAAGCGAATTATTCTCAAGTTTTTGAATAGGTTTCACTGCAATTACTTTATTGTTTACCTTAACTGAATTAATGGTGCATGAAGTCTCTGTACATCCCGGTTGGTAAACTATTCTATTCCAATAAGGATGCTCAATCGCGTGCTTCACGTCAGCTGGAATAATAGTAAAAGTAGATTTATGCTTTACCCTAACCAACTGTTTATCTGCATCTATTAGCTCTATGTCAATTACATTGACACAGTTATCGTAATATGCCACTAATGATGTGGGCAAATAAGTATCTTTCACATCCTTCATAATTGAACTATGGATGTGTGGAAACTTATCCTTGACAAGTTCTCTTGTTACCTTTTCCCAGTATTCTGGCAAGTCTTCTCTATTTTTAAGAAACTTTGGCTCGAAAATCACCTTTGTTAACTCATCTTTATAAACTCCTAAAAATTGTTGGCTTTTAAGTAGGAAAGCAAAAACCCCACCTGCTAGCATAGCCTTTCCTAAACCGTTCAAAATTATGTTTCCACTTAAGTTGGGTTCATTAGACACTACACTGAAAACGAAGAATGTGGTTCCTAGGGATGTTACAACCCAAGGAACAGCTTGATTAAATCCCTTCGAGGAAAAAAAGGTTTTGAGACCGTCAATCATTTTTTTTCGGCAAAATTAGAACTTTAATTGACTTTAGAGACAATTACAATGAATATAAAGTCAATTAAAATGTTTCAAAGCTAAATAATCAAATTATCCAATACAAAATCCTTATTATCCTTCCACCAATATGGAATAGACTTCCATCCCATTACGCGATCCTTATTGTCTGTAACCCAACTATTAAATTCTATTGGCGGTTTTTCTATTCTTGCCGACTGCTGAAGTGCCTTAACTGCATCAGAAGTATCTAAGCCCTTTGCAACTAATTTCTGGTATGCCGCCATCATCTCATCATCAATGAGGATCGGGATCTTAAAGCATAGGCAGTTTGGATGCCAGCCTCTGAACTTGAACCATACTGGGTACTTTCCTTCAAGTGTTCGACAAAGCTCGCACCTAGTCTTTGGTTTAGCTGTAGCTGAGAGCCTGATCTCATAACCAAGAACCAATGGGTTATTCTCCCAGGCCGAATCATCAGCTGCCCTGTATCCCATGTTTATCTCAGTCCGGGCAAGACGCTCACTATTCTTAGCAGCGGACCGGTATGTACCTTGACCGGGATTATAAGCCTGAGCAGGTTTTGAAAGTTTAAGATTTCCTCTTGAATCACGAACACGGCGAAACAATTTATCTGGCTCTCTTAGATTTTGGCGCAGCTCTCTGCCTACCTGCTTAGCAGATTTGCCTTCTGCGACCCCAACATCAAGACTCATATCTACATTGCTTTTAAACTGCTCAGCAGACTTCCAGACCCTTTCTGATAGATTAAGTCCACCCTCTTTACGTTGAATGAAAGCTTCCAATCGGTTATGATTCGGATTAAAGAGCTCTTTCTTTATTGAGTCAGGTATTTTATAGCCAGAAAGTCTTTTCTCAAAATAATTTATGTTCTTTTGATTGGAAATATCCCAGGAGAATTTAACACCTGATTCAATCTTAGCTGCAACATTTGTTCTGAATGCTTTCAATAAGGCGCTAAGCTTCCTCTCTACAATAGATTTAGCAGCACCCGACTCAATAATTGGTGTAATCTGCGAAATAATTGAATTATACTGCTTTTCAATATACCCAACGATACGATCTTGGTTGTTGAAATGAAGTCGTTCAAACTTGTTGTTTATTGGATCAGTCATTATTGAGAATCTTTTTTTGTTTTACTCTCACTGAATAACCAGGCTAACAGGCGTATAAATCCTGTCACTGCAATTGTAGAGCATACAGGAACAAATATCATCCACCATGGAAGCTTGGTGATGTAGTAATAAACTAATGCTATTACCACTACTGCTATTAGAAAATACCCAATTGCTTTTTTAAATATCATGATTAAGCCCTCCTCTTCATTTTAGCATTATGCGAATACCTCAACCGGTTAGATTTACCTTTCCGGTTACCATGTCCGAAACGCATCCCGTATTCTTTAGGAGACATACCATAGTCCGGAAGAAAAGTTGTTAGTGGAATACCACCTACCGTATTATGAATGGTATAGGTTTGTGTATGCTTGGCTGGTTTAGCTTTAATTTCGTTCTGTACGGTCGCAGTCAAAGACTGGGCTGCCTGAGCTGATCCTGTAAACCCAGCTAACGCCAAAGCAAAGCCTGCTCCCAGCATTGATAGTCTGTTTCTTTTCATAATTATTATTTTAACTTAAACTACATTTCCAACATCATTCCCTAGCGTATCAGCAGCCGTAGTTATAGCTAATACCTCCTCCTCATCATTATCAGTCAACCCGGCTAACTTAACAGCAGTCCTCAACGAGGCAATTCCCCCACCAAATGCTGCGTTTGCATTGTCAATCCCGTCACGCTGATCATCAATTCTAAACAATGTAAATACTGGTGTCATTTGAAGGTTTTTAGATTGAGTAAGGCTTGTATTGATCGCTACACAGGCCGACTTTAAGAAGTTAAGCTCCCTTTGAGCGCACTCGCCATAAGTATCGTCCAATTTGTTCTGAGCAGCTAAGTGGGCGTCCATGAGTATACGATCAAACGCAACTCCTGAAGGTGCGGCACCAAGACCTTTCATTTCCTTGAAACTGATATTAGGCGTTTGAGATAATGTGTAAATCAGATCCAGACTGGTTTCAATTTCGAGTTTGATTGACTCAGGTGCCTGATCCCAGGTTACGTACCTAACATCAGATTTCTCACCTTCAAGTACCATCACCTTGCCTCGCTCACCTTTATCAGAAAAGCCCTTAATTACGCCCTTAGCGACTAAAATAGGTGATCCGTTATAGTCGTTTGTGTCAGCAAAATTTGAAAGCATCGTTTCAAGCCTGGTGATTACAGACTGAACATCTGCCCATTCAGGCCGATCTTGTGGATAGTAAATGATTGGTATCTTTCCATATGCATGAGCCACCTTGGAAGTCATTAGCCAACCTGCATCAACTGCTTCAAATTTATAAACGTGGGTGCTAGTGTAAATATCGATGTGCTCGACCTCTTCGCTGGCAGATTTAATAACTTCAGTGGTAATCTCAATCCCTGTAATATCCTTGGTTGTTTTGTATTTACGCCCGAAGTAAACTAGATCACCAAGGCCATTAAATACAGGAAGAAGCTCATCGCCAAGTAAAGGACTCATGATGCGCATCCTTAATCGCTTAGTGCTATTTGGCGCAATCTCACCCCAATAACCTTTCTCGACGTCTTCACTGTACCAAAGGGAAGCACATTGAAGTTCTGACATCATGCGTTTAGCAATTTCCTTTGACCTGTACTTAAGCTTATTGTCCTCTCGGCTTTTCTTTACCATGGCCAACAGCTTTTTATCGGAATCCGATTTGGCCTTACAATCAATCTCCATTGCACCAACATTCATGAAGGCAACCCGGCGATTCACAATCAGCTTTTGCAGAGGAAGACCAATACGATTAACCTCCTCATGGGTAGTTACAAGCGTATCCTTTCCAGCTAAGTCCTTTACACCAGAGGGTTTCTGCACTTTCTTCTTTGGCCGCTTATCTTCCTTGAAAACATCATGCTCTGCTGTATCATATTGATCAGTAGCTAATTTAACGCCATCAACTTTTTGACCAATCGCAAGTACCAACTCAACAAGTGGTGACTCATCCACCACACTCTTAACCACCACCTCTGTCTTTTTCTTTGCCATCTTGTTATCTTTTATCCAAATACGCTCAGCACACTTGTATCACTATCTTGTCCTTCGGTTAACTTTCGGAATGCATAACGGGCTGCATCAATCGTGTGATTCCATTTATCGATTGGGATACCTGCCTTTTTATCGTTCCATTTATATTTTCTCAACTCCTTTTTTATGTTAACACTTCTTTCAGTTACGATGATCTTGTAATCATTCATTGCCGTAAGCCCAGCTTTAACGCTACCAGGCCCTTTCTCGCATTCAATGATATTAAGGCCAAGCTTGCGTAAGTCTTCGATCAGCCGGTCTTCTGCACTATCCCCGACAATCAAGTCATCCTCAAACCGAATCCTGCTTTTATTAATCTCGTACAGGTCATTAAGGCCTAACTGCTTTGTATCACAATATTCCTCATCCAAGTAGATGATCATTCGTTTACGATCAACCGCCACGTTGATCAGTGTATCCGGATCCACTGAGAAACCATAATCTTGACCGTATGCATGTGGTAGATCATGATTGAATTCTCCCTCTTCCCAGTTAGGTAGAATCACACCTTCAGCGATATCGGACCAGCGTCCAATAATCTTCAAGGCATATTTGGTCATTTGGAATGCTGCCTTGTTGAATATACCGTTAATGGTGGCCTTAGCAATTGACTCCTCTTTTATCCTGGCAATCTCATTTAAGAACTGCTCCCCAAGATTTCCCTTGTTATCATTGAAGGTAGTATGGATGTGTAGCACATCAGGGTGCGTACTTATTTGTACCATGACCCCATCGTAATCAACCAACTTATGAGTGTTTTCAATGTATTTTTTATATACAAAGTGTTCACCGTCGCTGGGGTTCATTATCAGGATACATCGATTCTGAATACCTGGTTGTCTGATAGAAAGCCTAAGTGTATCATAGTCTTCTTCCTCCTGCCATTCCTCCATCTCGTCTCCAACAAAGGTTGTTATGCCATGTATTGACTTTAAGTTTGCTGTTTGATTACCGGACGAGGTTTTAATACCCCTAAACAGTATTTTACTTCCAGAAAACTTATTAAGGATATCTTGCTTTGTAGACTTAAACTTGCTTTTAAAGCCATCTAACTGAATCTTCTGCTCGAACTCTGGTATTACTGAGATACTAGCTGCTGCCATCGTATAACGGCTAAAAAGGATATTGTGCCCTTTCTCGAATGTTAACCTTTCAATGAACGTTGTGCCGTTAAAGGACTTTGCCGACCCCCTTCCTCCGGTTATAAGAATTATAAATTTCGTTTTGTCTTTATATAACTTCTTGTAAGGCTTCTGAACCTTGATTTTACCACCCATATCCTAGTCATCATCCTCATCGTTATTATCTTCAAGCCATTTATCAATTGAGACACTGCCAGTGAGATTTATATCAATAGGGCCTACGGAATATAATCCAAGTAGCTTCCTACGCTCCATCCTGAGCTTATTAATAAGATCTTGGTAACGCGGATCTCCGAAGTTGATCTCATCCTTTTCTGTCTGCTCAATGGACCGTGGAATGATTTTACTTTTCCCCTCTGACTCTTTCATCTCACCACCAGGAGTGATCACGCTTACGCCCTTTTCTTTGATGGCAATTCCGGATTGCTTCTTTGATTTTAGCTTATGGTCAGTCTTAGATCTCTCCCAGGCATTCCAAAGTTCTTTAAGCTGATCATCAATTGCAGCAAGCTCCAATTGGATAGCCATATCAACATCATCAATACGGGTCTTCCTCCACTCTTTTAAAAGCGATTCAACATCCTTGTGAACTGTTTGAAGGGAATAAGTTTCCTTGCCTTCCCTGGTCATCACCTCATCCCTGATCTCACGAAAGGAGTAACCTTTTTTATAAAGTTCTCCTACAATAACCAATCTGGCTTCTTTCGCTTGTTTCGCTGATCTGTGTGGTGCTGGCATCGACTACGCTTTAATTCTTGCCCCAGGATACGACTTCAATAATTCCTCAACCTCCAACTTAACGGAATCATACATCTGCAGGTCATCAAATTCAATTTTTAATTCTGGAACCGGTACTATACCAGACAAATCAATCGGTTCGCTCGGTGTGCTCTCCTTCTCGAAATCTTCTTGCTCATCATCAATGGCAGTTCCGAAATCGATAGAGATCATACCAAAGTCTTCCAGTTCAATTTGATCCCAATCTTCTTTTAGCATGTCGAATGAGTCTTGTCCAAAAACAACATTATCCTTAATAGCAATTGCACGAAGCTTTGCAGCAGACGTATTTTCAGGTAAAATCTTACAAGGAATAGATTTGGATTTACGTAATACATTGATACTGGCAAGCCATGACTTAAAATCAAACTCCTTATCAACTTTCTTTTCCTTGATAAGCTCGCTGTATTCAACTTCATCCATATTTGCAACCTCAATCGTTGCTCTTAACCGCATGTTCCCTGCAATAGCCACATAAGCCGCAGCATAAGGAAATACAATACACTCACGTAAGTCAAGCATCTCCGGATCATCCTTAATAGACTTTACAAGCTTCTCATAACGTTCATCACGAATAAACCTGGGGTTTTTAGGAAGCCCTGATATCTGCCCATTATTAGGCCATATCTCGATAGTAGGAATCAATCTAGTTTCTACCTTCATGATACAGAGGTGTTACATAAATAATTTTCAGTGATTATTGCTACATCATTCTTGAAGGCTTTAATCTTCATGTAAGCACGAGCCTGGCTGATATAGTAGGAAGTGAGCTGGCCAGTATGGCTGAGACAATCTGCAAGAGAGGCACGAATACCACTCCGGAGTTTGTACTCAATGATCAGCGCATCAGGATTGAAGAGCCTGAGAACTGAGGCAATGAATAATAATTTGTGACTATAGTCGTCATGGGGTTTATAGGTAAGGCAGAACTTATCGTATACCTCTTTGATCATAATCAAGTCAGTCATCACTGGCGTAATGTCCTTTTTTATTGACTCAATAAGTTCAGGGTGTGTTATTGATAATACTTTTACAATCCTCGCTTCATCCATTCTATGCAGTCCTTAGGCTCTGCACAAACTTAAATATATTACTTTATATTACCAAAAGGTAATATTAATTTTTCAATGACTTAAGCCATAGTAAATGAAAAATCTACGATAGAGTATTTTTATTTGATATATTCGTAAATGAACCTTAACAATCTCCATAAAAAATTCCTACAAAAACTTATTAATAAGACTTTTCTAATTAAACTGATTGCCATTTTAGCAATTATTGTTTTATCAATGATGATATATAGGACATATTCAGATCCGAAATTTTATGAAAAAATAACGAAAGAGCCCCAATTATTGACTATGATAGCTTTTGTTACTATTACAAGCCTAGTAATTCTTATCATACCAAACTTTCTTGGCAGAAATTTTACAGATAATAATAGCACTAGTATTTACATTGGCGACTTAGAGAATCTCTCTGAAATGAACGCTCTAAACGAAATTAAACTTAAAGAAACGCCACCTACTCCATACACACTACTTATCAGCACGTTAGAGCCATTAGAGTTCAATATTCAGCAACATATTGGGAAATTACAACGTAACTCCATAGTGAATTTAATGATAGGAATTATTAGCACTTTCATTTCCATCACAGTACTTGCTTTTAAATTGATAAATGTAGGATCATATGCAAGTATGGAGGATTTCCTTCTTGATTTTTTACCTAAATTATCGTTTGTAATTTTCATCCAATTATTCGCATTTTTCTTCTTAAGATTGTACAAGGGGAATTTAGAAGACACTAAATATTTCCAAAATGAATTAACTAACATAATGGCAAAAACTGTTGCATTAAGAATCGCTTATCAACAAGAAGACAAACCATTAATTAATAAACTGGTAAGAGATCTATCCAAGGTTGAGAGAAACTTTAAACTTTCAGCAGGAGAATCCCTTTTAAATATTGAAAAGTCCAAAATTGAAAAAGAGTTTGATATTGAGATTTTGAATACATTTAAAGATTTAATCAAATCCCAGAAAAAAGATTAATCCATTCACAGTTCCTAGGCTTTGCATAAACTTAAATAATTATCTTTTTTTACTAAAAAGCAATTATTTAGATGCAAAAAAAAAAACGCACTAATGCACATCAATATTTAATTTATTGTTCTGAAAAATTCCAATCTTTATGAAATGGAATATCGTTAGCTCTTTTTCTCAAATCTTCAATTTCATCTTTTATAGAATCTTTGTTAAATTCACATTTAGCCTCATCATATTTTTCTTTACAATAGTCTACCATTAGAGTTCTGAATTTCAGATCATTCTCTATACAATAAACTGCAGAATGAGCCCTATTATTTGGAAACCCTATTGGTGAAGGAATATTTGCTTCATCATAAACAGGATCATGAGTGACAATTTTAACTTGAGGAAGTCCCCTCAAAAACTGAACTGGGTATTTAAAAATATGAAACTCAGCTATATTTAGCCAATCCAATTTCTTACTTAAACTAATACCAATTAACTTAAAGTTTTTATCTAGATCGATATGTTTTTGCCAGTTGAAAGACAGGTAAATTTCATCAGGACGAAGTCCAAAATGACTTTCATTTGGCGATCTACGAGGTTTACCTGAAGTTTGGATTACATGAACTTGCCTATATAGTGTACAATCATCTGTAATCTCTTCGACTTCCCAAGGACCTCTCTTATTTACACCAATACTTTCATCCATACTGCTAAAAATTCATCAAAATTACTCATATCGATAGATCCTTCTTTTTCGATCTTAACTAATTCACTATTCTCATTTAAAGACTTTTGATAGCCATAAAATCTTCCTGAAATAATGCCATTATTTATTTTCATATTTATCAACAATCTAGCCTTATCAGTCATCCAAGAAAGATCTAAACTACCATTTGGACAAAGATTAATTTCAGGACTTTGAATTACAATATTGTAGGACTTTAAAAGATGTTCAGAGTATAGCACTATAAAATCAATTGTAGAAAAATACAATTTTTTATCTAAAGAAAGTCCACCATTACAGTCCCAATCTTCCTCCAACAAAATCAAATTCTCAGAAAACTTTATTTCTTCAATTAGATCTTCAAGCTGTTTTGAAACAGAAAACAGTTTATCTCCAACAACAAATTGAATTACCTCACTATTATGATTTTTTTTTGATTTTTCTTGAACTACACTAGTTTTACATGGGATTTTAAATCCTATATCCCAGCCTTTATGATTTAAATAAGGATTAAAGCTATCGTAATATGTTTTATGAGTTTTACTTGGCAAAGTTTCCATTTGCCTATAACTTTGAATTTCTGAACCTGTTGTTTTCATAATTATTCAGTTATATCAATAAAATTTATCACATCCTTGTGTTTAAGTTTATATGACTCTTCCTGGATAAGAATATCCTCAATTTGATCTTTAAGTTTTACTAAATCATCATGATCTAAAGTAAAGCTTTCATCTCGTATATCATTATCACCTTGAACTGACAAATTCAAATTAAAAAAGATTAAACCATTTCTACTTGTAGAAGATGAATTATTATCAAAAAGTAACCTAACATCAGTTTTAATTTTAGTCTTAACAATAACATTCTGTGAAGCGCTGATTAAATCATATGCCTCAAAAGTTAGTTTAATATTCGATGAGTTCAAAAAGACAATAGCAATTCTATCTTCAAGATCATCTAGTTCATGTTCATTTAATTCTAATTCACTTGTTTCACTAAACGAGCTAACTATGTCTTTGGCAGTATCACGTGAATCAAAGTTATCTTTCACTAATAACCCCCCAAAACTAAAAATAGCTTCAGCGATATTTTCTGATTCATCAACCTTTAATTCCTTAACAATTGTATCAATAAATAATTTATGTCCTACCCCTTTGGGTAATTTCTGAATCGTACTACATAACAAATCGAAGTCGTGACTGCTAAGTAATCGTAGTTGCTCAATACCTTCAAGGTATTGTTTTGGAATTCTAATTTTCGCCATTTTGTTAAACCAAAAATAGTCAGAGCTATTAAAGCTGTTTTTTTTAAAGGAGCGCAAAAGTAGGGAAATTTATTAGTTTAATATAGGGCTAATAAAAAAATACATCGTCCGATGCATTGTCCTTCGGCATTCCACTGAATTTAAATTGTTGTCTCGCTAAATATATGCAATGATTTGACAAAACATATTTATTTCACATATTTTAACAAATGAAAGATAAATATGTTTAAAGTTAATCAATTTATTACTAGTGAAAGATGACAACTTTGACCAAGTTCAAATTTATCAAATATTATTAAAAAATCAGCAATGGAAAAGCACTATTTTTCATAATACTGCAGCCGAAACAAAACACAAGCCGCTGAATTTAAACACATTAAAACCTTACTACTTCTAAATGGTTATACTATTCTAATCTTAAACATCATGAAAAATCCATTAGAGCTGGTTGACAGTCCATCAACCGAAAACAATTTGGAGCCATCAAAATTAGCAACCTCGTCTGAAGAATTGGACATGATTTGTTGTAAATGGGTCGAAGCCGGTGTTACTCATATTGAGCGCCAACCTAGATCCAACTGCCTTGAATGGGGAGGGGAAGTAATAGACGACGGTAAATGTCAGTAACTCTTTTTATGGGACAGGGCTTTTAACTGTCCCATATTTTTTGTCTTAAAGCAATAACCAAGTCCAAGTAAGGTATAGAGAACATTTATGATTTACTTTTAAGTTCGTGAAATAACGACTCAGCCTTAGTCCAACTAAAAAAAACACTAGTTAGTGAGGTTCTTATAGAAATCGTGATAATGTGTTTAAACAAAATTTGCAACAAACGGCTCTTCAAATGTTTTTATATTAAACCGTTTTGATTCACCCGGTGATAGATGACCAGTTTCAGCAGCGCCCCAATTCTTAATCGTTACATCAATATTTTTGTCTGAAGTTAAATTTGAAAAAACATTGCCATTGTCCCATTGATAACCAACTGAACCGCATGCTGTACCAGTACAGGCGGGGCGCGAAACTGAAGTCCCTTCAATATAGGTTACATTGGATTCTTCGTTTTGTGTTACTTTTGATTCCATAATAGTAAATTTAAAGGTTGAACATTTATTTACATCCAATTTACCTAATTATTTTAACAATTCATTATCAATACTATTTATCAAAAAAAACACAGATTTAAAGCAGCTGGTTACTTGTTGAGTATAAATCCCATAAACTGAATTATCCGACCCACAGGACATTTAATAAAGGTCCACTAATTAGAATGTCTTTTCATTTAAAATCGGCAATAAACAGTCATTCCATCAGATGGTTTATTACAACCCATACACCAACATCCCAGCATCACGGCCATGGTTTGATGTCCTTGTATCCCACCTGGTAATCTGCTTAAACTTTACTGAATCAACCTTAGTTCTGATTGATTGCGGAGCCACCATCTGGTATGAGATACCTTCACTGATTAAGAACTCTTCCCATTGCTTACACTGGATCTTTATTGCCCCAGCGCCTTGGACCTTGACTTGTGAATTCGCCCCATATCGTTTCCTTTTGCGAGCATCCTCCACCCTGACAAAAATCTTCTGATCATTATCCCTGGCAAACTGATTGTTCTCCTGGACCAGCTTAAACGCTTCATGAATCATGAGTGTCTTTACAAGGGTCAACTTCTTGCTTAGCCTGCAGTACACTGCCAGTCCAGTCTTTGTCCCTGGATCAATCCCGATCACATATAGCAGCTTTTTGTTTGTCTCCATGTTGTTTGAATTAGAACTCTTCATTGACTGCCTGGTCTATTGTTTTGACTTGCTTCTTTAGGCCCTCAAACCATTCAATTAATCCAAGCGCCATGGCTCGGGAAATCACCTGCGGATCGTCAGTTGCCTTCTCAATCAGCTCATCATAGGCGATTGACATCTTCCTTCGTTCATCCAGGGTAGTAGCATTCACGGGATCTCTTTCCTTGGCAATCTGTTCAAGTGCTTTGGTCTTAAGTTTATCCCGGGTACCTTCATCAAACCTGATTAGCTTTGATCTCCAAAGTATTTTAAAGCAGAAGGCAGCTTCAATTGGCTGAATAACGATACCTGATTGAAAATTTGAATAAAGAACTTTTAACCTCATCACGAAGCTATCCCATTGCTCCTGTGGAGTTGGCTCTGCCTTTGGCTGAACATCATTCTCTTCAAGTTGGAGCTGAATAAGTTTTGCATCTTTCCTGTTCTCGCTTGCCATATAAGCACGAATCCAGCTAGTAACAGTTGCTGGAGCAATTCCGAAAAACTCCTCTTTAAATTGCCTATCGGATCCTCTTTTAATCGCAACTGAAACTTCATCAATTGAAACTGATTGATATAACTTCTCACTGCCAAGGAATTCTGTTAAGTAAATCTGCAGCTTCAAAAATTCTACAGTTTCCGGCGCTTTGTATCCCAGATGATAGTAGGCTTTGCTTAAAGCGTCCTTCAAATGCTTTCCAATTCTTGAAGGTGCCAAAAAGCAAATCTTTGGACTTTTGAATGCTTCAATGAGTTCCTGACAAGCTAACGATGGAGATGATACAATTTCCCCAGTGACTGAAACAGACTGAACATATCCATTTAATTGTATTTTATTCATGACTACTTACTTTGATTAATTCTTTCCATTTGTTCTACCATATCCCAATAGTCTGTACTAGCAGCGTTTAAATCCATGACTGCTTCTGCTTTCCCTTTTTCATTTTTACCGGAACTTTTTTCTTTTTCTAATCCGATGTTTATCCAATTGTAGCAATGCTGCCTGGTGTCATTCAAATCTCTTTTATCTTGACCTGATGCTTTCATGGTGTCAAAAAACTCAAGCACCCATTTTTTTGCATTTTTAACGTTTCCCAACTTTAATTTTCTAGTCATGTGTTCCAACCAAACTGAGCTTTGATTAAGGCAGATAAATTCGACGTCATCCATGGAAGAATAAACCGAAGAAGATCCAATTGGAATAAGATTTTTTTGTGTGAAAATTTCCTCTTCTTCCTCCTCTCTCTTCTCTCCTTCTATATTCGGAATCCTTTCCTCTATAAGTTTACTTATGTAGTCGTCATCTGGTGACACCTTTTTTTGGATTAAGGTATCATTTGGTGATAGCTTTTGTGACACCTTTTTATTACTAAAGGTGTCATCTATGACCACCTTTCCGTCAACTAAAAGGTGTCTGTTGCTGATACCTTTAATCGTATTATTGATCACATATACTGTATTGACTTTTCGACCATCTCCGGAATTAAAATCTATAAGACCCTTTGTTTTAAGAACCACCCTAGCCTTTTTCATGGCATTTACACTCATCCCCGCATCCGAAGTGAAATGATCATTACTGAAGTTAAAAGGGTTCTTCCTATGCAGATCATTCCACTTGTAAAGTAATGCGAAATAAACAGCCTTCTCATTCGGTGTGAATGAAAATTCTTTATTTATTTTCCAGAAGTGATTGAGTAAGTCTATATAGTTCATAAAAGGGGGTGATCAAACTTAAAAATATTACACTGAATTACCAAAAAGTAACATCAAATAGTGTAAAAATTGGGATCTATTTCTCTTAGATCATTTGGATTACATAGGAACACTATACCATTGCGATCGCGTACTTTTGCGTTATATGATGGTGTAGATAGGTTTATGATCGTAACCTCCTCTGTGAGGGCTCTAATCGTATCCTGTAACCTTTCTTGGTATGATGCAGACTTAGAATTATTATTCATTGTGCTGACACCTGGTACCAGAGTAACTTTATCTCCTGCTTGCATAAATTATTGTTTTAATGTTGTAAATTTAATTACACTGATTCTCTAAATGACTGCCTCACAAATATTATAGACACTTACGCAGCCAGGAGCAGACACAAGGGCCTTCATCTGGTTTGGATTTTCTATGACATATTTAACTACATCCTTAATCGTTGGTACTTTTACCATTCTCAAAATAAATTCATCACCTGATTCATCCAAGTAAACAGCTATATGATCATTCTTAAAGTACATTTGATATAGCCTTTCTTCGGGATTGAGAACACTAGCGTCAAACATTGCTGATTGTCCTTTAATTGGCTTTTTGGATTTGGCAGAAAATAATTTAATTAGGTCTTCCCTATAAATCTTTACCTCAGCCGTTTTTGTACAGAACCTTGATGGAATATATCCATGAGGAAAAAATGTACTCCCAGACAACTGTTCTAACTGATCTATCTGATCTATTCTCTTGGGTGAATTTATAGCAATAAGCCTAACCTCACCAAGCTGGCACATAATACAAGGATAGCAACCGACTCTAGAACTTCCTGACCTATAAAGAGGATTAGCAGGAGAATTATGATTAAAACAAACATTAAACACCTCACTGTGCGTTAGTTTTAGTATTGGCCTTGAAACGATAACATCATACTTCTCCAAGTGAGCCAATACGTCAGCCTTCCTATAAGTATGAAATTTTGGTTTTCCATTTTTATCATAACCAAATGGTTCTAGATAAAATTTGAAATAATCATCAGTAGCCTTTAAGTTACGTCTTGCTGCGCTTTCCTCAGCTCTTACTCCCTGGATTAAAACCAAGTCTTCAAGCACGTTATCCAGTATATAATCAATAACTGGACGAACCTTTAAGTCTTCTGTGCAGAACCGTCTTCTAGTAGAAGGAAACCTACTTCTGTACATTACCATTTCAGCAAAAACACTCTGATGACCAAAAATTTCTATAATTCTAAGCCTTGTTTCTTCGGTAATTCTATCTTGAAAATATGATGACTTAATTTTAAGAAATGTCTTGCCTATTCGACTTTCAAGATACTCCATGTGCTTGTAAACCGCCTGATCGTCCCACTGTAGGTCACTAAATATTACCTCCCAATCATTAAATGGCAGATTATCGAAGGCCCACCACATGGCTGCTTCACTATCTTTTCCTGTTGATGATAATACGATATGTTTCATTGGTTGAATTTAGGCGGAGCGACTGACACCGATCAAAGCTTGTTACACTCCGCCTGGGTTAAAAATTGAACTATTAATATTGTAGAATTGATTGCAGTCTTATGGTGTTTTCTTAACCATCAAACACCCGTCTTCCATATATGTCTTGAACTGGTGTTTCTTACAGGCGCATTTTAGAACCTTACCAGCTAGCACTTGTACGTCGTCCTCATTTTCAGAAGAATCTTCCAAAAATATGAGTTGGCCACAGAAACAGTTGAAATGATCCCTAAAGGTGACTACTGTCTCAGTATCTGGATCTAACATCAAGCCTTCTTTTAAGGCTGCAGTATGTTTTTCAATATAATCAAGCGCCTGTATTTGTTCAAGGTTCCCAAACTCTACCGGCATCTCCTGCCCGTCTTTGTAAAATTTTCCGTTTTTGATCGTTACCATAACATTATTGATTAATGCCCAACAATTGCTCGCAGATCTTCATTGTATCTGAGGCAAAATCTTTCCCATACATCCAGGAGACATATCCTAAATCATACTTTGCTTTCTTGCCTTTGTTTCCTCCAAAATTGAAAATGATGTCACCTTCATTGTCTGTGGTGAATTTACCAGACAGATCAAGAATGGTTCTTCCGTAATTACAGAAGGAAGAAAGTTCCTGAATATCTGAGGGCAGATCAGGATAGCGATCCATTTGGTTAATAAATACCTCTACAGTTGCCAGAATATCTGCCTCAGCACTATGTGCATTCTCCAGTACGGTACCGCAATAAAACTTATACGCTGCAGTAAGTGTCCTCTCTTCTTTCCTTTTGAAGATATTACCCGCATCAACCATACTAAAGGCATGATAATTCCAGAACCGACCTGTTTTAAGGAATTCAAAAAACAACATGGGAATATCGTAGCTGTTACTGTTAAAGCCTCCAAAATCACACAGCAGTATAAAAGTCCAGATCTCTTCTGCAGCTTGCTCAAAAGTCGGGCAGTCGATTACATCTGCATCAAAAATGCCGTGGATTGCAGATGATTCTGCGGGGATCGGCATACCTGGATTAATTAGCCAGGTTTTCACCTCCCTACTGTAATCAGGGTGTATCTTACAAATTGCAAGCTCTATAATTTTATCGTTTTGCTTGTCTAAACCGGTCGCTTCTATGTCAAAGAAGGCCAGTGGCCTGGTTAATTTTAATCTCATGATATTGTGCTTTAAAATGGGGTTTTAGTAAAATTTATTTCCAATCCTTTGGAAGCAACATTAACTGTTTTGGCAGTCTGTTCTTTAACCTCATGCTGAAACCGCTCAGCATGGCTATTACTATCACTAAGGTGGATCAACAGGATATTATTTACTGAAGTAAGGTCATTTGCTTTTAAAAACTCTTTACAGGTGGATAGGCTCATGTGGGATTTTAATACTCGATTTCTGAGAAATTCAGGAGTAGCCCCCGCAGCTAACTTTGCGTCTAAAATGGTCTGGCAATAATTAGCTTCAATGATTACATTATGAAGTCCAGGGAAGCTATACTCGCAGTAATAAGTATCCGTGATGAATACGAATCTGCCAGTATCTTTATGCTCGACCATAAATCCCAAACAAGGAACATCATGCTGTAATGGAAATGCCATCACCTTAAAATTGCCTACCATAAACGACTGCATTGGGATTACTTCTTTAATCCTGTGACTTTTAAAACCGAAGGTATTCGCTGTTTCCAATAAGCAAAACACGTTAATTCCTGCATTCACCACTTCTCTAACTCCTTTGCAATGGTCCTGATGTGAGTGGGACACAAGGCATCCCACTACTTTTTTCAGGTTGAAATTCAAAGATTGCTTAATGTCCTTAAATCGGACTCCACATTCAATTAGGAGTGCTTCATCTTCATTATGCACGATATAAGAGTTACCTACAGATCCAGAGCTTACAACTTTCAGTTTCATTAAAATGGAGCTTTTGGTTGTTGACCTCCTACCGGTTCATCAAAAGCCTTATTTGGCTGCATTGCCGATTTTGTTTCTTCTACAGGAGGCAGAGGATTTGGGAAATCAATGGGAGTTTTATTTGCATTCGCAGCAATAGTTTCACTCACTGACTTGTCAAACACCTCAACATGATCTATGTCCTCAATATCATAAGCTTCTTCTTCAGTTTTCATCCCCATGGATATCTCTGGAGCGTATTCATTAACCCAAAAAGATGCAGCTCTGTACTTTAACATTTTTTCGGGCATTGTTACCCATTTGCTGCCATTCTTGGTATACCAACCCTCTTGTATGGCCATCAAAATAGACACTGTTGATCCAATTAATTCTTGACCAGTAGACCGCTCAATGCTGTAAGCAACCATTTCAATATTATCAATATTCGATGCATCAAACGGAGTTAGCAATTCTGTTTTAACTTTCATTGCTGTACCAGGAGCAAGTTTATCGATGTAAGATTTCATCTGTATCACACCTAACTTCCCTTTATTTACAGCTCGGTACTTTATAGCATCGAATCTGCCACAGGTATTAACTGTTGCGATTAGGAATTTACTAGACCAGGATGGCCTTCCATAAATAATAACCAGATTCTGCATTACCATGAGGGCATCCGCCCCCATTCTCTGAGCAAGCGATAAAGCTATCATGCAATTAGCGCTTGCTTTTGCTTCGCTAACCTTATCAGATGCTCTGTACATATCAGGCACTAGTTCTGAATTAGAAAACATCGTGCTTATTTTTTGCATTACATCGAATTGTTCTGGATCAAAGAAATTGAAACTTTGAGCAATACTTCTCTGTGTAGAAAGTTGTGTTGACATATTATTGATTTTTATGATTTGATTATTTACTATGCTACCCTTAGGGTTTTATCTTCCGGTGAAACGATAAGGTTAATTAACTGGGCGTTGATCTCCGGGATCATTGTAACAGATTCACGATTATCTAAGAAGATTGGAGCGGATAATCCATAATGCCTGCTAAGCGTGTTTATGATATCAATACCGGCCCAGATCTTCCCTGCAGTATTTAAATCCGAGAATGGCACGCCTTTATACATGGTCTCACAGGTTTCATCCTCTTCTCCATTGACCTGGATGTTGAACATTTTGAAAGTGACGTATTTAAACATCCCATTGATACGAGCTTCTGTAGTCTCAATACGGGCTCTAGTGAACTCATTAATGCTAAACTCAATATTTTCCAGGTCAGCAATTTGCTGAGAAAGATTGCTTTCTTCATTTTCCAATTCAGATACACGTTTTAAGGCGTTTTCACGTTGAATCTTAGTTGTTAAATGTGATTTCAGCCCGTCAACATCAATAGAAATTAAGCGTTTTTGCTCCTTAATTTCTGATAAATCAATTTCTGGTTTATCTTCAGGCTGTCCCTCCAATGCAGTTAATTGTCCTTCTATTTGAACGTATTCATGGTCCTTTGCTAGTTTAAAATCAATTGACACACCCCCAATTGGAACAGCATTTTTCTCGTCAAACTCTGACAGTTCAGATTTTGTTGCCTCTAATTCAGCTTTTAACTTTTCAAGTGAGCTCTTTAGAATAGCCACTAAATCATTTGTTGAGGTAACTTCCTTTGCATGATTATTAGCATTAGCTACAATTACATTCAACTCTCGTTCTTTGGCCGAATTGAAATTAGTTTCTAGCTGGGACTTTTTAGATTCAATATCCTCCGTTTCAAATTCTCTACGACAAGCAGGACATTCAAACTCACCTTCCTTAAACTTAATTTGTTCAGAATTCTTATTGGACCAATCAACTCTTAATTGTTGAGTTTTAACTTCTAAATCTTTAACCTTTGATTCGGAAGACTCAATTAACAATGTTTTGCTTTTAATATCTCGCTCAGCATCTTGGACCTTATTTGCAAGTTCAATTCGCTTATTTTTGATATCATTTGCAGCATTAGTAAGCTCAACCTGAACACGATGCCGAATTGAATTCAACTTGGTCTTAAGGTTATGAATAGTAGTTTGTTTTACCTGGATAGCTTCAAACTTGGTATTGTATGCCTTTGTCGTATCCGTCATAGAGGCATCTAAAAGTGCTATCTCTGCATTTTTAACACTTATCTCTACCTCAATAGCATCATACTCCTGAACCTCTGGAAGCGACCGATTAAGCTCATCAATTCGATGAGGAATGGCAGTTAAATCGTCTTTCAACTTTTTCTTCTTAACTGCGATCTCATTTTTATACCCTTTAAGAGTTTTATTACTTAATGACTCAAGAAGCGTTATGAATTCCGGACGCGCCTGGGCAATCTCCTCATCAGAAACGTTGCCAGCCAATTCAAATAAGATGTTCCTACGCTCAGTCCATTTCAATGAATTAAAATGATTTGGGTTGGTAAGAAGTTTTAAGGCACCTTCAGCAATGATCTCATCAATCTTTGCTGCATACTCTTTAGCTTGCATTGGAACATCATTACAATAGAATAAATTCTCATTCCCAGAATAAACCTGATCTTTTTGTCCTTTAGGTTTTGTCCACTTTTCCCTAAAGACCCTTTTGAACACATCTGTATTCCTGCCGGTTGTAAGGTGTATCTCTACTTCGTGGTCACCCCTATTTAATGAGGTATCAACAGTATTCTTAATGTTGAAGTCTTTACGATCATGGCTATCCTTACCGTAAAGAACCCAAAACCATGCATCAGCAATTGTGGTTTTAAAGCCGCCATTTGCCGCGTATATATTCGTGATGTCTTTAAAATCAATGGTTAACTTTTTAACTCCTTTGAAGTTGGTAATGATCATTTTCGAAATGAACATATTCAATAAATCTTTCATTTTGCTTTAAATATTAAGGGGAATTATTTGATTGATTATTTTTTTAGGCCTTCTATGCCTATTTTTAATTTACCACACTCAATGAGCATGATATCTATTTTTTTTAGGAGTAGCTCAACTGTTGAACGAATCTCAATTTTGTCCTTTTCTGACATTTAGGAATAGTTTTAGGTACTTAATCATCTTTTCGGGTGGTACTGGATTACCGTGAACCTGGCTTTTAATATGACGGGTCCATTTGTTAAATCCTTCAGGAGAATTATTGTAATCCGTCGGGATAAATGTTGAAGAAATAGCCAGCACCTTTGGCAGGCATCCTTGTGCTTGTTTTGATGTTTGATTAATCATAACTTTGCGTTGCTTTAAAATGTTAAGGGGTTAACTCTTGATATTTAGCCTCGGACCTCGAATCCGGGGCTTTTTGCTTTTATAAAGTTTAGAGTTTCAATTTTCTTCCTCTTGGCTTTTGAGCCTGAAAATAATCCTCATCCATAAAGGCCTCTACATCCTTCCTTTTGAAGATTAATTTGCCACCCTTTAAGGTGAAGCCAATCTTATCTTTATTATCCTGGACCCATTTCTCACCAAATTTTGTGATGGCCATGACCTCCTGAGTCGTCAGGTAAGGCTCTTTTAGTTGCTTCAACTCTGCAACTGTATTCTGTACAGTGTTTTTCAAATCACCTATCGTCCAGATAAGTGATTCTAAAAGTTCTGTTTCTACTATGGATACTCCTTTCATTATTTATTCCTCCAAACTTTTAAATATTCCAATCCTTTAATCACCTCTTTAACTGTCTCGTATTCCCGATCCGGAAACTCGAATTTTATATCTTTACTGATAAGTGGTGCAACCTTCATTCGGTCTGCATACCAGAAATAAATAGGTACATTCACTTTATCCAACTTCCTCAGTGGCCCAATCCAGCTAAACTTCTCTTTTGGGGCCTCTATAACCTTAATCTTCGCCATTACCATATCCATTTGATCATTCCTTTTTTAGTTGCGAAAACCGCCAATTCTATTTTTGTTCTAAAGCCAGTCTTTCTTCTGATGTTCTGCCAATGGGTGAGTACTGTTGTACTTGAAATTTCAAGTTCCTGGGCGATAAGTTTATCTGGAAGCACCACCCTACGCACTATTTCAATTTCAGTTTTAGTGAGAACACCGTGCTTAACCTTCATCACGCAGCAAAGCTTCCCTTCACTTTTACACTTCCCTCTCCTGCCACAATCGAAAAACTCAGAATGGCCCATGTTGCCATCAACATCTATATCTGGGCTGGTATCAAGACCGCCATACTTGCAATACGTGTACTGCTTAGGGTAGTCGATTACCGGAAGGCTCTTCCAGTGTCTTTTAAGCGTTTTTATAGCCAATGGTGATTTATTCATATCATCTGTCACCTTTTGCCTAATCCATTCCGGAAACTCCCAGAAAGAGTTGTAAACCTTTCCCAAATTCAAACACTGTACATCCATCTCCCCTGGTTTAGCAAAAAATTCAACACCATTGTCGATCATGCCGGCGAAGTGTTCTCTTTGGTAATTTGCTGTTAGCATTTTCGTAGTAGTTATTTAGTATATGCCAGTTGTGGCTTTTATAGTATCTTTGTTGTGTTGTACAATACAAATGTAATCATACTAATTACATTGTTAGTAACATAGATACATAAATTATTCAAATGGCTGATTATCAGGGAGAAAAATTTAAAGAATTCCTAAAAACAAGAAATATATCTGTAATAAAAGCAGCAGAAATGCTGGGTGTGAGTAGAAATACAGTGTATCAATATTTTGGATCTTCCAGTTTAACAAGGGAAACTGTAATTAATATAATTACACACTTTAACACCACAGAGGAGGAAGTTTTCGGAATTATAAGTAAAAAGCCATATGAAAATGCTAGAATTATAGGCGAACTGCCCGAAGAAAACCCCGAAAATACCAGATTTATAGAAATAAGCCCAGGGAGATATAGAATGTCTGTCCCCTTGGTAGAATACCAAGCAAAAGCAGGATACTTAATGGAATATGCCGATCACACGTTTATTGAAGAACTTCCTAGACACGAAATTACAGTAAGCAAATACCATCGAGGTAAATACATCGCATTTGAGGTGGACGGAGATAGCATGGATGACGGAACTATAAACAGTATTCCGGATGGATGTATCATAACATGTAGAGAAATTAAAAGAGATTTATGGCAGAGCAAACTTCACACACACAAGTATCCTAACTGGGTATTTGTGCATCGATCAAAGGGTGTAGTTGTTAAGCAAATCAAAAGTCAAGATTTAGATACTGGTGTCATCTTGCTTCATTCTTTAAACCCTAATAAAGATTTATACCCAGATTATGAAATCCATTTGGATGATGTCCTTCAAATTTTTAACGTTGTTAAACGCGAATTCTAAATAAACCAAAAAATGAAAAAACAAATCTTAACACTCTTAACTTTTATCCTACTGCCATTCCTATCAATAGCTCAGAGCAATTCGACTGGGTTTACTTTAACACCTAATGGTTTCATCAGCTCCGCAGATAGTACAAAAAACTACATAGTGGTTGAATCACCAGGTAAAAGCCAACAAGATCTTTATAAAAAATCTTTGATATATCTTTCTGGCTTGTATGTTTCACCTAAAGAGGTATTGAGCACAATTGATAATGAAACTATCACAATTAATGCGGTAGCCAAAAATGCGATTAAAATGAAACACCTATGGTTAAACCCAAGTTGGGATGTTAATTATACAATTACATTTCAGTTTAAAGAAGGAAAACTAAAAATATCAGATCCTACAATAAATAGAATGTCAACAAATACAGGTGACATCTTCAGAACCGCAACTGTAAATCCAGGTGATGGGCAAAATAACAAAGAAATCTTCAACAGGAAGGGAATACTCAAACTGAAGGATGGTAAGGAAAATCTTGAAACAATGATAAATAAATATATTACTGATTACATTACTGGGATAAATTCCACCAAACAAGATAATTGGTAACCAATATTAGGAATATATGCATGATCTAAAAGAAATTGGAGCAAGATTAAGAGTCTTCTACAAACAACATGTAGGAAGTCAAGCTGATCTAGCCAGAGAAACTGATCAAAACGTTAAGACTATAAACCTCATGGTTAATGGCCACGTTATGGTGAACAACGAAACGATTACAGTTTTAGCGCAAAAATATAATCTTGATCCGGACTGGCTGCTTACTGGAAAAGGTGAAGTGTTAAACAACCAGAAACCAAATCCTAAATCAATAGCTAACCTACATGCTAAGGTTGCTAAGTTGGAGCTTGAATTGAAATCTGTAAAGGGTATTCTTGAGCAGGTTCTTGCTAAACTCAGTTAGGATAAGTTCAATAATTTGCAAAATATTTACACCATGCTTACACTAAAAAATATTTCGGATCATAACTTACTGATAACAAAATCAATATCAATAAGTATGTTAATCCTATTGGGTGTACAAGATTTATTTCTTAATTAAAGGCGACGTTGCTCCAGACGTCGTCTTTTTTTGTTTAAGGGGATTTTGCCCCGGAGATTTGAAAAATCAGGGATCAAGCGGAATTCTTGGGGGGGAATGAGATTTAAGCATAGATTTTAGAAAGCCTGAATAGGAAAAATTTAACATCCCTAACTCCCCTGGAAGTTGCCCTGAATGCTTTCACCTTAGCATTGAATGATTCCGCAGATGCGTTTGTAGATCTGTTAGTGAAAAAGTTTAGAATAGATAAGTAATGTACCTGTATAGATCTGGAGACAGTTCTGAATGCTTCTATTGCGGAATCTTCAACATCATTATACCATAATGCCAGCCGTTTAAATGCCTGTTCCTTACTTTTACATACTTTAAAGATTTCGCCTAGTCTTAGGGATAATTTATATGCCTTGTTTAACTCTGGATACCGCTC